CAGTAAACGCTACTTGATCTGGCAAGCTTGGCGAAGATGAAAACTCAGTTGGAGGCGTAATTTCTACGTAGTACGCATCTGCTAACGATACATCAACACGTATACGCGCATCTTCGCCACCTTCGGCAGAATCAGTTGTAAGCGTATAAGCATTCGGGTTAGCATATGTACCAGCAGTGTCAGTTTGAATGATGCAACGAGACTGAACAGTACCATTAATTGGTGCTGACTCTGCGAGTACACTTGTTGCCCCGAATATAGCAATTGAAGCTGCTGCTCCTATTTTTAATCCTTTGAACATAATGTTCTCCTATTGTTTATATTGTGAATTCACCATTTGTTGGTGAAGTAATTGTTGCGCTAGTCCATTGCGTAAACCATTCTTAGCATCAGGTAAATCTTTATCAACTAAGGTTATACTTTCTTTATATTCCCCTCCAGGAATATTCACACCAAGATATTGATTAGTAACTGCTGTTTGCATGATTGCATTCATTTGTTGAATTCGTTGACTTTCAGCAAATAAGGCTGCAGCATCTGTTGCAGACAACGCTTTTTCTAATCTATATTTCCTTTTAAGCTCTTCTTCTTTTTCTTTCTTTTTCTTTTCGTTTTCGTCAAGATTTTCTTCATCTTGCTCTAATGATACTTTACGATCTAAATCAACATTTTCGTCTTTTGTAGCATCATATAAATCATCTAAATTTACTACGGGTATATCAGGTACTGGTATAACATAACCAGGACAGTTTGGATCGAATTGAGGATCATAACAAGGATCCACCCTATATGTATAAACTACGTTAGCATCATATACTGATCCAGGACCTTCCACATCAATACCACCATCACCAAATAAATCTCTATGTAGTCTTCCTAATGGAATTACTTTATTAATTTCAGTTCCACTTAAAGAACCTGATCGCCATTCGTCATGTTCTCTAAAAATATAACCAGTTCCATTAGCATTTTCATTATAAACGAATACATCTACATGATCTTCAGTTTGTTTTTGTATTCTATATCTGTATATTACATTATCAATTTCTAACCCAGCTGGATTAGGTAGAACATTAGGCATAGACCAACGCAGCGATTGATCTGTAATCGCATTGCCGGTGGATCCGTAGTATGGCTTTATACTCTCAGAGTAAGAGTAAGAGGGCCAAAATACCACCACCAATAACAGGAGCAGCTTTCTCAGCATCTTTAAATAACGGTCCCATACCTTTAAGTTCTTTTTCGGTTTCTTGTACATGTGTTTCCCAGCCAAGTTTCGCAGCTTCGCCAATTTGCCCATCATATGGGCAAGGTGTTCCGGCATTCATCATTGCATCAAAGACTTTTGGATCTTGGCACATGACAGATACGGCAGCTACTTTCATTCCCATGTCATACATTACTTTAGCATTTTTTAAACGCATACAGTTTTCTTCAGTAAATGTACCACCGGCTGAAATACCTAGAATTTGTGTCTGCACCGCACCAGCAACACCAATAGTACAAAGATCGTTGTTTGATCCAGCACTAAATTGTGGTGAAATAGCTGATGGTGGTGGTTGAGTGATGTTAGTATTCATATTGCCGTTTGTTGTAATGTTACTATCCGTACCAGATTTTGTACACACATAACCTTCAGGACACGCAGCATCTTGAGCTTGCGCGCTCGTAGCAATGAATAATGTAAACATTGCAAAAAATACCGCACTTAGTAATTTCATTATATCCTCCAATATTAAATAACGCAATTCATTCCTAGTATTTATAACTGAGCATCATTCAATACTATAAATAATTACTCGAGCACAATAAGTGTGACATAAACAATTTCGTTAAGGATAATAATAAAAATGAATACAAACGAATATGACGTAACCGTTGTTAAAGTAGTCGACGGCGACACAGTAGATGTAGATATTGATCTTGGTTTCGGTATCTGCTTGAAAGACGAGCGTGTACGTATTATGGGTATTGATACTCCAGAATCTCGTACGTCCGATAGAGTTGAAAAGCTATTTGGATTAGCCGCTAAAGAGCGTCTTTACTCTTTGCTAGAAAAAGATGCTAAACTCATTACCACTGAAGATAAGTCTGGCGAAGACATGAAAGGCAAATTTGGCCGTATCCTTGGTGATTTCAGAGCAGCAAATGGCCGTCTAGTAACTGAGATTATGATTGAAGAAGGCCACTGCGTACCATACTTCGGTGGATCTAAAGAAGATACTCAGGCTCAGCATGAGGTAAATCGCCAAAGATTACTTGCTGAAGGCGTGGTAGACCAAGCAGAATATGAAAAAATGGTCATCGCTGAGGCAAATGAGAAAAAATAATTTCTAAGTAGTTGATTTTGTTAACAATTTAAAATGAAATAACAGTTGACATTTCTCCGTAAAGTATGTTATAATATACTTACAAAATGGAGAAATGTCTATGAATCAAGTTGAAGTATTTGGAGGTCCTGCAAAGGAAAGAGAAATAGCTGAAGCAACAGTTCATTGGTGTATTAAAAAGCTACTACCTAGGGTTCGTACTCTAGATATAGAACTTAAGTTAACAAAATGTAACGCGTATGGTTACGCTTTGTGTACTGATAATCATAAGACCTTTGAAATAGAAATACAAAAAGGTATGAAACTTTATGATTTGATCAGCACAATATGCCACGAAATGGTTCATGTAAAACAGTATTACCGCAAAGAGTTAGCTCATCGAGGTATTGAACATACTTGGAAAAACAAACTCCATGTTGATACTGATTACATGGATCAACCGTGGGAAAAAGAAGCTTTTAAGCTAGAAGAGAAGTTAGCCTTAGAATGTTTCAAAGATTTAAATGTCAATTTTAATAGGATTAGATGATGATAACTGAAGTAAAAAGTCTTGGAACTCTATATAAAAGAGACAGTAAAGGTAAAATCCGAGAATGGTCTGTTGAAGTAGGATTTGGCAACAATCTTGGAGCTTGGCGAGTTATAGCCGGTCTTAAAGATATGAAACTTGTAACTTCAGAATGGAAAACAGTAACCGCTAAAAATGTTGGTAAAGCAAATGCTACTACCGTAACATCCCAAGCAATCGCAGAAGCCGAGGCTCAAATAACCAAGCAAAAAGATAAAGGTTATTTTGAAGATATTAATGATGTAGATAAGTATACAAAAATTAAACCAATGCTTGCTGCTAAATACGAAGATGTTGCTTTAGACTTTACTACTAAAACTTATATTACGCAGCCAAAATTAGATGGCATTCGATGCATTGCTCGTGCCGATGGATTATGGACTCGTGCTGGAAAAGAATTGGTTTCAGTTCCACATGTAGTAAAGGACCTTAAGAAGTTCTTTGAGGATAATCCTAATGATATTCTTGATGGCGAATTATATAACCACGATCTTAAAGACGATTTCAATAAGATTACTTCTTTGGTTCGTAAAACTAAGCCAAAACCAGAAGATATTGAAGAAGCAAAAGAGCTAGTTCAATATCACGTTTACGATTTGATTAGTTCAGCATCTAATTTTATAGATCGATGGTTTGATCTAAACGTCGATTCTAATTTTGGAGATTCTATTAAGCTCGTTAAAACTGATGAAGCTAAAACCCAAGGGCAATTAGACGATTTTTATGCTCAATACATTGGGTCAGGATATGAAGGCCAAATGGTCCGACAAAACGAACCATATCAGCAAAATAAACGATCTAAGTTTCTTTTGAAACGAAAAGAGTTTATTACAGAAGAATACAAAGTTACTGGTATATCAGAAGGACAGGGTAACTGGAGTGGATGTATCAAAAGATTCCACTTGGTTGATACAAAAGGTACAACATTCGATGCTGGTGTTCGTGGTACTCAAGATCAAATGAAAGCACTATTAGAATCTGGTAAACAGCCTGAGTGGGCAACTCTACGTTACTTTGAGTTAACACCTGACGGTATTCCACGTTTCCCAGTTGTAATTGATTATGGCTATGGAAAAAGAGAAGATTAATTGCAATAAACAGTTGACAAATGATAAATAGTATATTATATTAGATATATCAATTAGGGAAAAAGCATGACAAACTTAGTGAATGCAAATACAAATCTACAAGAACTATCTGTTGAACAGGTCAATTGGTTGATCGACGAGGCAGGATCTGATATCATTGTAGATGAAGCACGATATATTGGAAAAAATGCTTCGCATGAATACCAGTATGAAGTAATGTATGATTCAAGTCAAGCAGGATCTTATGTTGTAAACCATGCGTTTGTTGATTTTGATTTGCAGGGGGATCCTAGACTAATAATCCATGATTTGGATGTCGAAGAAGACCTGTTTGCAGATTAATAAATAAAATAGTAAGAATTCTCTGAGGCCATAAGCATCGCAACTAATTGGCGATCGCAATCTATCTCAGAGCGGATAATGCAGTTTAGGCCATCAATTGCAATATTCGTAACCTAGGTGATGGCATATCCCTACATTGCCCGTCGGTGTAGGAAGAAATCTAAATGCTAGCGGACCGTACTTCCGTGGCATAGGGCGGGCCTAATTACTTAACTATATCATGGAGACTTATGAAGCCTTTAAAAAACTTTGTTTTAGCAGTAGACGCAGGCGAGCAATCAAAAACCACAGCCGGTGGTATTATCCTACAAACCGACATTGAAACTGGATCAAAACCAGCATTAGTTTTAGTAGTCGGACCTGATGTAACAAGCATCAAATCATTAGACAAAGTAGCATTAGACTGGGGTAAAGGAATGCCAGTTACAGTTGAAGGTGAAAAAGCCATCCTAATTTCCGAAGAATTTATTTACGGAATTTACTAAATTAACCGTTGACATTCCTTCTTAGATGTACTATATTAGATATATCAAAAGGAGGTACCAAATGATTCATACACAAATCGCTTTCCAAGTAGCTCAAACTCTTCAAAAGTCAGCTGACCGTTATGATCAAATTTGGGCTATCAAGGAAATCCTTCTAAAAGATCATCCGATACTTGCAACAGACAGAGAAACAATTGATGAAATCTTAGATATTCTTTTTGAAAAACATCAATTTAACGGTTGACATTCTCTTAGAAAGGTATATATTACTAATATAAGGATTGAGGAAAACCCGATCAGGCGGTAAGAACTCAATCCTTATAAAGCGGAGCATATTGAGTGGTTGTCGACTCCCCCATGCTGAAGTATGGAAAACGACGTAAAGAGATATATTGCTTGTGGTAGCCTGGGCCACGTTAGAAAAAGTAGCTGGGCAACACATTACACACGGAGAGTCAAATGAAAGTAGTTCAAGTTTCTGCACAGCGCGATTACGAAGGTACTGTTTGGACATCTATGTTCTCAAGTGTTGAAAAAGCGTTTGAAGCTATGCGTAATGAGCCAGCCGATACATTTGCCGGTGTTGATGATATAGTAGTTGCGTGGGTTGGTGTTGACCGTGATTACTATGAGCGCGTCGTTGATGTTGCTGTTGACTTTCAGTGGGGAGATCCTGATACAGCTAGTTTTTCTCGTTGGGATTCAGATGCTAAACAAGCAGTTGAGTTTCAATTCTAAATATAAGTAGAGTTTATTCCTCGTTAGCTCAGTTGGTAGAGCATCTGACTGTTAATCAGGTTGTCGCTGGTTCGAGCCCAGCACGAGGAGCCATTTTGCAATCGGGTCATGGTAGCTAGTGATGCTCTCAATGGGAAATTAAGTTTTCCGCTTTCGGGTGATTGAGGTTGTATGCTGACATAAATGCTACCACTATATGGAAAGGGAGAGTTTTTGCTCTCCCTTTTTGTCGTTTAACTACCTTTGTTTTTGAATGCGTCAGCACCAAAGAATGCAGCAACTAAGGCTGAGATTGCAACAAAATATGTTGGAGCAATGTCACCTACAATAGTAGCCGCAGATTCTAATCCTAAGAACGCAGTAAGAACAATAGCAAATGGATACAATAGCATGCCAAATAAAGCAAACCATGTCATACGACGCATAGCATCGCGTTGTGCATCTTGGTCTTCTAAAGCTTTACGTTTAAACTCAAGAGCCATATCCATTTCTGCCTTTGTAATGTGGCCATCACCGTCAGCATCCATGCCTGCTACAGCATCTGCGTCGATTGTTTTCTTTGCCGTCATAATTATCTCCTACGGTATAATTTAATTTCATACATGACAAAGAACTCAATATTAATATTTATAAATAGAATATATCAACAATGCTAATAGTCAAATTTTCAGGAGGAGACGAAGATGGCAATTAAACTCTCAGGTAATGAAGTCATTACCGATGCATATGTTCTTCAGCAAATTACTAACACCGACCAAGTAACTGCTAACACAATCAACAACGCGATTGTAACACAAAATTTTACTCTCACTATTTACGATTCAGCCGGTGTAGCAGTCAAGACATTGTATTGCGCAAACGGCGGGTAATTTAACTGAAAGTGAGGTAGCAAATCATGGCGGTAAGAAGACCCGTATACATTGGTAGAGCTGTTGTTTTTGACCAATCAGAAGACATATTTGAGTACACTGATGCTTTTATGACTGATATGAATACGTTTGCTGGTTGGGTACATTCTCAATATCCATCGGTAGAACTAGTAACGACTGGAACATCTGGAACATTATTATCAAACCAAAATTTTACTGATACATACTACGTTGCTGGCGCGTATACTACTCGGGTAGATAGATTTTCTACAGAAGCAGAAACACCAAACATCTCAATGGTGACTGACACTTATAGCCGCATCAGACAAATTCAAAACGGTGGAACAGAACCAACCGGTGATGCTAACAATTTACAATTTCCGCTGTACTTAACTAACACCGGTGATCTGAGAGCTATGACTCGCCAAGATTTTGTTGATACTTTTGTTACACCTGTTATTCCATTGATTGCGTCTAATGGTACAGCTTTGGTTAATGGCGGAACGTATTTTATGACTACGTCAGCTGCTCCGACTGGAGGTACTATTTTACCAACACCTGCGGCGGTAAACAGTGTTGCTAACTTAGCAGCATATACTTCAGGCGGAATTCCAGAAGCTACTAAACAAACAACTGATATTAATTACTATATTGCAAAAGTAGAATATCCACTAACAGATTACGACCCTATAGAGCTTGTATTGCCCTTATATTTTGATGCAGGTACAGAGCAAATTAGAATGCATACTACAGCATCTTGGGCTGCGTTGCTTGGCCCTTTCTTGCAATATTACATGACAAACTCTGAATATAGTCTTAATTATAATATTAATGGCGCTGGTTCTAACAGAGGATCTCTATTTACAGATTCAAGAAGAACTCCTACTGGCACTGGATATACTACAAGATATGTTAATGCTAACGATTATCGTACACAGGAATTTCCAACCGGTACAGAAGCAACTATTGCTGGAACATCAAAACAACTAAGACTTGAAATAGGTGGTACTAGTTCTACTTATCAAGCTGTTGCAACACCATCAGGATCTCAAGATGAAGGTCAAAGCATTACATTTGGGTTGAATACGACAAATGTTCTAGTTGGTACGACATTTAATTACGCTATTACTGGCATAACAGCCGCTGATATTTCATCAGGAAGTTTAACTGGATCTGTAACTATTGGCAGCGGTGGATCTGGAACTACACAAATTACATTAGTAGCAAATGACGGAGTAGAAAACGAAACAATTACCTTCACTTGCGCAGGTCAAACTTTGAATGTAACAGTCAATGATATTGGATTTGAGCTTGTATCACTTGAAGGCATTTCAGGTACGCCGGAGTTTAGTACTTCTATACCAATATCAGATGGGTCTGTTGAGCTAGGTTGGAGATTTAGTTCCAACGGTACGGTTGAAGATTACGACATAGACAGAACTCTTCAGCTTAGCGCCGCCGGTCACGTAGATTGGGTTAACACTTCAACTCCAAGCACAACTTATTATATTCGTGCTACCGTTGATAACGATGGCACCCAAGGAAGTGCTTCGCAGACAGGGCAATCATTAAACACGTGGATTTCGCTTGCAAGTGGTAGAACCTTTAGATTCCAGGATAATAGCCCAACAGCCAGTTATGGATATCGGGATCTGACCTACAAGATTGAAATATCTGCTAGTCCAACTGGATCAGACATCTTCACAGCGGGAGTTTGGCAAGATTATCCTCCAAACCGAACTGATTGGACAACAACAGAAGTTGCAACTAATAACTGGAGATACACTGTTTGGTGGGACGGCGCTAAGGTGTATGAGCAGGACGGTTACGCTACTAGAGATACCGTAACCGAGATCACAGGATTAGATGGATATACATATACGCGTGGCAGTACTACCGTGATGATTGGTGGCTTTTCTTATGGCGTAGATCAAACAATACCAGGAATACTCGCAACTGGTTATTATAGAAATCAATACGAAGGCGGAGCATAATAGGAGAATATAATGGCAGAATTTAGTGGAAAAATAGTAGATGCTGTATACGTGAATGAAGAGTACAGCATTGTTAAAATACGTTATGAAGACTCAGCTGGTAATTTAGCTGTATATAATCTTGAGGCTAATCCTGACGATGAGGATTACAAAGCATTAGTTGCTGAAGGTTGGGATTCTGAAAAGATTCTTGATGCCACGGTAGAATTTAAACAAGCCCAGTCTTTGGCTTATAACATTGAAATAGAAAACGCAGCGAAAATAATGCTAGAGGAAAAGTTTGGTGAAGACTTTAGCTCAGCAAGCAATTCAAATTCATCAGGATCTATTTTGTGGGAAGACTTTTTAGAACTAAACGAAGATAAAGATGAAATCTTTAAATTTAAAATTTGGGCGTTTGAGTCGGAAGCAATGAAAACTGCAGATGCTGATGTTAAAAGAGCACTTAGAAAAGCACCAACACTTATGAAAGCTATTGCTATTTACGATACTATGTTATAAACTAAATAAAGTATATTATGATAAAACGTGTTATTTTTACTTCATACGATGATTTGCATAATGATGACTTACCACATGAGTCGCAAGCTAAGCAATTATTAGTTGAAGAATATTTCGACAGATTAGTTCAAAACAAAAAAGACTACGCTGACTCTATCGGCGTAGACTTTGTGCTGTATCGTAATACAATGAATGATTTTAAATTAGATAAAGAACTCGAATTTACAAGAACTAATTTGCATAAGCATCATTTAATGCTAGACCTATCTGATAAGTACGATGAAGTTATGTACGTTGATATGGATGTAGTATTTAATACAAATTTAAACGTGTTTACCGAACATGACATTAGTAAAGGCATTCACTTTAAAGATACAAATGATGAAATATATTCCAAAGAAAAGCATTCTATGCTATTTGGTTACTTGGGTCTTAGAAATCCTACATTAAAATACCACATAACAAAAGATTTATTAGATGGTAAAGATAATAACGTAATTAATACTGGCGTTATTATCGGGTCAAGCAAACATATCAAACAACTAAACTTTATAGAAAATTCTAAAGAAGCTATTAATAAAATCAATGATCTTAAAAATGCAAAAACCGCAATCATTGAAAAACAATATTATCCTAATAACGAAAGCATATTCTCTTATATCATAGAGAAATATAATATTCCATACGTTATATTAAAAGATGAGTGGCACAATATATTAAATGAAAAACCCAAAGATATTAAAGGGCATTGTTTGCACTTTATCAATAAACAGTTTAATGCGTTTTTTAAAGATAAAACTCAATGTATATTTAGCATTCATATTGAAATACCAGACGATAGATTAGATAATCCAAAAAATTATAATGATTCGAAAATACCAAAAAGCTTAATGGTAAAACAACAACTCATTAAGTACTATGATAATCTAATTTCTAATCATAACAAATATGCTGGTAATATTGGCGCAACATATAAGCATTACGGAAGAGATGATAAGTACGAATCTTTTAAAGCCAGGTTTCCAGATTTATCTGAGTATGACGTAGTAAACCTATATAAAATATATTTACTAGATGAACTAACACATGAGTACGACCATGTAGCCTACGTAGATTTAGATGTCTACTTTAGACAACAATATAATATATTTGATTATTTTCCTTTAGACTATGCTATATGTTGCAAATACGCAACTAAAAAAGATTTGATGATACCAGCTAAAAATTTAAACTTGTACTTTAAAGTATACGATTACGATTTTAGAAATCAACGATCTAAGTACTGGAATACTCATGCTTTGCTAGTTGAAAATGGACTAAATGGTGACAACAACGTTTTCAATACTGGAGTTGTTTGTGCTTCTAGATATGGTATGGAAAAATTAGATTACTTTTCTGATATAGAAGATGTAATAACACAAATGAAAGAGCTAAAAGAAGACGAGTACTCTTTGTATCATGAAAATGTGAGAAAAGCTTTCGGATACGATAATGAAACTATATTTTCATTTAAATTAAAAAAAGGAAACGCTCCTTTTATTAATATACCAGAATGTTGGCACTATCAAGATTTTTTGGGTAGAGTTAAAGCTTTAGAAAAAGGAACACCAGATCATGGAAGAGCCTTGGATAAATTTAAAGCCGAATGCGCAAAAGATAATGTCGTATTAGTTCATTTTATTTCTAAGAACTTTGGGTTGGTATTTGATACTTAGTGTACCAATCTTCTTTAACTAATTCTTCGTATCTTTGATTAAACAAGTATACAGGAGCTTTTGTTTCTTCAGTTATTGTTTGAAATGATACGTATCCATCATCTTCTGAATAAGTCTTATAAGCTACGTTTTCATATATGTATTGATCTATTCCGCGGTAATATTTTGTAAAAGCATACTCGTGATCTTTGTGGAATACGTTAGTTATATAAGACACATCACCTTCCCAAGATACTATAGACGAATTAAGAGGAGTATGATCTGGTTCTCTCCAATGAGCATGGCAAAGAGTAAATTCTTTTCTTAATAAATGGTTACAATCACCTTTAATAATCATATCTAAATCAAAGTAAATGTTTTGACCATCTTTGAATCTATCAAACATTTGCAATTTGTTAAATACGCCTCTTTCATCGTCATATAAATCTTCACGTATTACAACGAACTCGTCATATTTTAAACCAGAATAAGTATCTATCATGTGTTTTAAATTGTCTTCGTACCATTGATCGTATTTGTTTCCGGTTCTAACTGCAATAACTCTAAGCATGATATATCCTCCTATAATATTTATAAGTGTTTACGATCACATATAAATATGATATAATACATTATGTTACAGCGAAAAGGTATATTATGCTAAATATAGTATGTTTAAAATGGGGTGATAAGTATGGACCCGAATACGTTAATAGATTATACAATATGTGTGCAAAGTTCTATGACAATCCGTTTACCTTTTATTGCGCAACAGACAATCAATTTGGAATTAAGCCAGAAATAAACATTCTTGATTTAAAAGAATTTGAGGTTGCCGAAGGTCAATGGGGCGGCAAAGTTTTTACTGCAGAAAAAATTAAACTACTCAATTACTTTAAAACAAAAACACTCCTTTTAGATTTAGATATTCTTATTTTAAGTGACATTACTTCTTACGTAGATAGCGTAGAGTTAGAAGATAAGCCATACTTCATTAGGAACGAATGGGCAGACCAAGATAACATCAAAAGAAATTACGGTAAAATTACATGCGATGTAAATAGCTCTTTTGTGATTGGTAACAAACAATCCACCGAAGATCTTAGTGATAAGCTATTCAATAGTAACTATAATTATTACTCTTTAAAATATAGATCTTTAGATAAAACGCTATTCTATAGATTCCTATCAATAATACAATTCCATAATGACAAAAAACTAGTTTATTCATTTAACGGTGGAGCCTCTTGGCCAGAAGATATGGAAAAAGGTAAGTATAGGCCTGACTACAAAGTATGCCTTTTTAATAATTCGCACGGTGAAGGTGACGACATACATGACTCTAATACTAATTGGGCTATAGAATACTGGGAGTCTTTTGATGATTAATAGTGAGTTTTTATTAAACGATGAATACTCTAGAAAGCTTTTTAGAAGAGTTATAAGCATTATAGAAATTGATGCACGCAAAAACATTTGGGGTAAATCTAAAGAACTTGTTGATTCGTTTTCTTTAAATCAATGTGATTCTAAAAAACATTTAATTGAATTAATGGACGAATACGAGCTAACAAAGCCAGATCAAACTTATGGAATAATGGGTTGCTGGTTTGGATCTATACTTGTTCCTCTTTTACTTAGTAGAGATGCTCGCAAAGTTTATGGCTGGGATATGGACAAATATGCTATAGAATTAGCAAATGAACTATTCAAAGAGATAAAAAGGCCTGAATTTTTTGAAGCAGATGTATGGTTAAATAGGCTATGGCATTTTAATAATTGTGATGTAGTAATAAACACTTCTTGCGAACATATGCCTCCTATGAAACATTGGCCTGGCTGGAAAAAATATGATTTTAAAAACAACCCAACTTTTATTTTTCAATCAAATAATATGCATGGATTAAAAGATCACATTAATACTGTAGATACTTTAGAAGAATTTGAAGACCAAATGCATCCAATGTTTGATATAATTTATTCGGATGAAATAGATCATCGCTTTGAAGAAGACGTTAAAAGGTTTACTATTATAGGAAAACTAGATAAATAGAAGTATTAATAGACGAGGATTACTATGATATCACAACAAGTTGTTTTCACACCAAGCACAGAGCTCACCGCTCGAGAAGCATTGCAATACATATCATCTCTATTGCCGTTAGAAGTAACATATTATTTAGATGTTTGTCTAGAAAACGGAAATAGGAGTACGGTAATAAGCAGTGACGGCAATACGCATACAGTTGTAACTGAATGGAATGATGCCGCAGTTGAAGAATACCAAATAATGATGGCAGATGTTTCTGAGGGTGTTAAAGCTCAGTTGCGATCTGAAGGATGGTCTATCACATTTACACCGGAAACCGCTGATCTTTAATTAACACGGACTTTATATAATGCGTAAAATTGATTTTGATATTGTAAATCCAGATTTCTTGTATAAAATGGAAGAGCACACTCAGTTCTTATTTGAAAATGAAGAACGTGGTTTTTTCTGGCACCCTGTTTATAGGCATTGGATTATTTTTTCTATGGATAAGCTCAAAGAAGCTTCCAAGATGAATGAAACATTTAGCCTTGCAAAAACATCTCCTGCACCTTTTGATCCTACGCCGCTCGGTGGAATTTGGCGTGCCGGTTACGCATTAACATTGCGTGAAGGTCCTCACCATCATTTAGCAAAAAAGCATAGTTTAGATTGGATCAAACGCCGGGCAGGTGATTTTACCGAAATCTTTAAAAACAACTTAACAAATCATTTAGATAGAATACCAAAAGGCAAATCATTTAAATCATATGATTACATTGGTCGTATTGTAACTGATACTCAAATTCAAACAATAGAGTTTCCATTCTCAGAATTAGATGTTACCGAAGATTATGTTAAAGATGGCTTTCATGAATGGATGAGACCTGGGAACGTATTCTCTAATTTTAATCCTGACTTTGACTATGATAAGCCAGTAGCTGAAACTACAGAATTCTACCATATGTTTGCTCGGATCGTAGGTGAGTCATTAGAGTACTATATGCTTGAAGGTCGAGATAAAGACACCATGGTAAACATGGCGTATAACTTAAATGATAAACAAACAGAATATAACGACAACCCAAAGCTAATGGGATATATGTTTATCCAATCACTATGGACAGTAGTTATTCCAACCTTTGCATTAAGTATGTATCAAAACCTTTGTATGAATTTTTGTAAGTATCCGGAAATTGTGAAGAGAGTAAAAGCTGATAGATCTTTAGTTCCTAAATTTGCACGAGAGTCTATGAGGCTTGCACCTCTTAAAGGTGGCATTCGTGACATTACTGAAACAATAGATTACCACGGATATAAGTTTGATCAAAACGGACGTGTTCTATTATATACGTATGGTGCTAATAGAGATCCTAAGTATTTTAAAGATCCACACGAATTTAAATTAGAGCGTGATGATGAACCGTTACCAGTTACTCTTGCTTATGGTCCTCACCATTGTACTGGCGATTTTCTCGTAAAGCATTTTCTTGAAATCATTATTAACGAAATGCTAGATCGATTTGATACCTTCGAAATGACAAAAGAACCAGAATTATTACCAGCAATGTTCGGCAGTACGACAGTTTATAAGGACTTAGAGTTTAAATTCTCATGATTGAAACTAGTCTTCTATTTGGCACTTCACCTGCGTTGATAGAATTTATTAACGAGTGTGATAAACTTGGGTTTAAAAATAACAACTCACTTGAAGCTATGAGGTTTGAGGAAACTATAGAAAATCGTGGTATTTGGTTTGCCACATATGTAGACGATAAAATTGTTGGGATAAGCGGTCTTCATGGATTTAAAGACGGGTATAGAGCTTTATATCGAGGTGCTCAATTATATTCTAGGCCTGGCGGGTTAAGCCGCAATCACATGAATTGTTGGATGTTTTATTATCACCTTCCAATAGTTATTGATCTGGCTAATGGAGAACCAATCTATATCACAACAAATACTGATAATGATGCAAGCGGAAGTATGTTAAGATTAAATAAGCTATATTATATACTTGAAAAGAATGGGCTTGTTGAGCATGTAAGTAACGAAGAAGTGTTTGGTGTTAATCAAAACATATGGAAATTAAATAATAAAAAGTATTTAGAAGCAAGAGGTGAAGAATGAAAATTGCAATATTAGGTGCAGGAAGCGCTGGCATACTAACTACCGGATGTATTCTAAGAGATTTTAAAAATCGTGGTATTGATTGCGAAGTTACTCATATTTTTGATCCAAACATTCCAATCCTTGGTGTTGGTGAAAGCACGACATCAGAAGTTACCTTTGCGATTGGTCAAGCATTTGATTTCATATTTGCTACTGAATCTAAAGAATTAAATAGTACTACAAAATATGGTACACACTATATTGATTGGCGTAAAGATGATATTATATTTCCATTCCAATCAGGTTATCATGCTGTTCATTTTGATGCTCGTGACTTTGCAAAAATGGGGTTGGAAAGATTAAAGAAGTTATATCCAAATTATAAACTATTAAATGCAAACGTAGAATACGAAGACTTAGAAGAATATGACTACGTAATTGATTGCCGTGGTAGACCAACTGATTTTACCGATTACAAAGAATGTGATTTAATTCTAAATTCTGCTCTTGTTTATGATGATCCTGAACCGTCTGACTTTGGCTTTACTCGCCACGTTGCTCATAAGTATGGGTGGATGTTTGTGATTCCATTACAGCATCGCACGTCTCACGGGCTTTTATATAATGACGCATTTGCTACAAGACTAGAAGCCGAACAAGAACTTATTCGTATTACAAATGCTACCGAAAAAGACATTAAAGACTTCCGAACATTTAGTTTAAAACCGTATTATTGTAAGAAGACAATAGATGGAAAAATATTAAAGAGTGGTAATCGTGCCGTATTCTTTGAACCAATGAGTGCCAACTCTTTGTATATGACAGTTAAGAATGCTCAAATACATTCCCAATATATTCGTGGTGAGATTACCCAAGATGAAGCAAATGAACTTTGCATATTAAACTATCGAGCAGTTGAAGATTTAATCAATTTAATCTACCACGGTGGTTCTATTTACGAAAACGATTTTTGGATGTGGGCAACACATAGAGCTTCTAATAACCTAGAAGAAACTAATGTACTTAAAAGATATGTTGCAGACCAAAACGATGAAATGTTTAAGACAATCACTGAACGCTTTATGGGCCATCATGTCTTACGTTACGTAGACCGAGAGTTTGGGTTCAACTACTTTGAACGATAGCCAGCACAAATATTTACTTGATGTAATAGATAAAGGTATCACAATTAAAACCTCTGGTTCTTCTGGTATCCCAAAAGAAGTGTATCAACCTCCCGCAAAAATAAAAGCTGATGCTTTAAATGCTATAAAGGTACAAGAAATAACTAAAGACAGTTCAGTATATACGTGTTTAAGCCTTGAAAGAGCCGGTGGTTTATTTGCACAGTCTATACCAGCTTTGATTGCGGGTGCTAAACTAACGATTGAGCCTTTCAGCCCTTACCAGTATGTAAGAGCAGTTGATAAATATACTCATACACACTTGACTCCTAAACAAGCTAAAGGCGTAATGATGACTAAAGGCTTCAAGGATCTTAATTTGAGTGGCAAAACATTTATGGTTGGATCCGAGCCAGTCACATATGATATCATTGATGCTTTTATTGAAAGAGGCGCTAAGGTGATTTGCATATGGGGAATGACTGAAGTTGGTGTAAATGCAATTATGCACGTATTTAATACTAAAGAAGAAGTGGATAAAGTAAAATCTTTTACTCCACCAAACTCAACCATCGTTGGTAATATTTTCAATTGTTGGGTAAAGATTATGGATAGGAATATTTTGTGGGTGAGTGGTGATTCATGTGTGTACGAAGATTGGTACAATACTAAAGACAAAGTAATAGAAAAAAATGGATGCTTCTTTTATACCGGAAGAGACGGAACGCCAGTAGATTTCAACAATCCTAGAAAAGGTTAATATGAAAACATACGACATAATTATAATGACTGAAGGAGGCGATCCTGTCTTTAATGTTGCGCGTGCAGTAGGCGGTTACAAAATCGCATCTCATATGCGCAACCTTGGATATAGTGTGTTTGTTTTAAATAACTTTACTCATTGGATTAAAAAAGGCAAAATTAACGAACTGCTTGATAAATTAATGGGGCCAAACACATTATGGGTTGGTTTTAGTTCTACTCTTTTTATGAGAAGAGGCGACGATGTTTATACTAAAAGACATACCCGTGATGGGGCAAGAATGAATATCCTATGGCATTGGCCAAGTCAAGATGAAGATATTAAATCTATGACAGATTATATTCGTTCAAAAGGTGCAAAAACGGTATACGGCGGTATGATGGATACTCAACGTAAACCAATAGTTGAAGAATGCATTGATTACTATGTAGTTGGTATGGGTGAAGCAATGGCTGAGCATATCACTAATCATGAAAAAAACGGAACAAAATTAAATTACAATATTGCGTATGGCAGTAAATGCAAAGTAATTGATTTTGATCCAAAAGGAAATCAATTTGATTTTAGAAATTCATTTATAAACTATGTACCCGAGGATTTTTGGAATCCAGAGGATGCGATGGGAATCGAGTTTGGTCGTGGATGCATTTTTAAATGTAAGTTTTGTGCATACCCTTTAATTGGTAAACGCAAAGGCGATGATTCTTTTTTACGAGAAAAAGAGCGTATCAAACATGAGCTCAAGCAAAATTACGATTTGTATGGTACAACTAAATATGTAATTATAGATGATACATTCAATGAACAAACAGTAAAACTGCAAGCTATTGCCGATGCTATTGAAGAATTAGCTTTGCCAGAAAAGCTAGAATTTGCAGCATTCATAAGAATTGATTTAGTTGCTAGATTCCCAGAGCAATTGCCGCTACTTAAAAAGATTAATGTATGCGCATGGTTTCTAGGAGTTGAGTCACTAAACTATGAAGCAGCAAAAGCAATTGGCAAAAGCTGCCCCAAAGAAAAGATTTTTGAGACAATAGAAAAATCAAAAGAGGCGTTTAATGATTCTTTAAGTGTATATGGTAGTTTTATTGCTGGTCTTCCAGGAGATAACGAAGAAACTATAAACGAATGGTCAAAAGATTTGTTTGCGCACAAGCATTTATTTGATTCATTTTCTTTTAGTCCATTAGAGCTTGGCACCGCATCTGAGCTTTCAAAAAATTACAAAGACTATGGTTTTTATATAGACGAAAAAACAAACAGATGGATAAGAGACGATTGGTCGAGTGTTGAAGCTGTTGAGTACGTTAAAAACCTTCAAGAGAATTTTATTGACGACATTAAAGTTGCTACATTCTTTTTGATGTTCTATCAATGTTTAGGTTTTGATTTTGAAACATTGCGCAAAATGACGTTTACGGAACTGTTCATAGATCCTGCTATTAAAGAAAGAGCTCATGATTATATGAAAAGAAGTTACTATGATAAAGTAGATAAGTTTTTAGGGCTAGACGAATGACGTATTTGATATTAGTTAGTTTTATAGTTTGTTCTATTATTTTAGAAAAAGAAAGAATGCAAAATCCACTCGGTCTTATTGGTGGGGCAATAAATAGATGTAATATTGTAGAAAGATTTGTATTCTATGCATTTCCGATTATAAGTGATGTATACTTATTACTGTTGATTATTGAAAGAAAAAAGCCACACTGGTTAGTTGAAATTGATTGGAGCAAAGTGGGCAATTCCACTATATACTAATGAACAAATATTCTGTATTCAAAAGAATTGACGCCTTTAATATCTTCAATCAATTTGTTGATGGTTACGAAGATAAAAAAATTCTTGACTTTGGTGGAAACAGAGGAAACCTTTTGTGGTATTCAAAAGGTAAAATCTTAGAAGAAAACTATACTTGCTTAGATATAAGTAAAAGCGCATTAAATGAATTGCTTGAAGATCATCCAAATGCAGGCGTAGTTTATTGGAACAGATACCACGAAGCATACAATCCTCACGGCAACAAAAATGAAAACTTTCCAAAATTAAACCAATTTGATATTGCATTTGCTAATAGTGTATTTACTCACCACGAGTTAAATGAAATGTTATATTGCATAGCGCAATTGTGTCACGTGTCTAAACAAGTATGTTTCACCTACATAGATCCTTCTAATCAAAAAATATTCGATATACTTCAAAGCAAGTATGCAATAGATATATCAAATATAGAAGAAATACAAAACAAAAAGCTTTCCTATATTACAAGTAAAGACAAAGTAATGTGGACTGCGATTGATACTGAGTACCTTAAAGAATCTATAAAAAGATACTCTAATTACGATTTATATATAGAACACGGATTAACTGACGGGTTTAACTACATGAAAGTTAACGTAAACCATAGGACGTTAATTCCAGGAATTTTTGGATACTAAAAGGAGAAAAATATGACAACATTAGTAGCACATTTAAATAAAGCAAACACTGGTTATTTTGGTCACATTAAAATTGGACTTAACATGGTCATTTGGTCATTAGCGGTTTTTGTTACGAGTTCAATTCATGCTATCTTTCCGTTCGCTTTAGAAAAAGCATCTATGAATGCTGCAAAGAAATTAGCTAGCTTAGTACACGAAACATTTGAGCACCACGAGGTTTAACATGAAATTTGGCAACTTAGGCCGATATGGCTATTTGATTAATACTGAGCATTTGAAGGAAGTTCGCAGCGGATACTTTACCCATATGTGGTTTGCAATAAAGCTAAGCACGTTTGGTTTGGCCAATGCAATCACTGGATACATCCACGCGTTTGTGCCATTTTTATTTCCTAATACACCTCATAGAATTACTTTAAGACAAGTTGAGCTTGCAGAAGAACTCATCGCTGAACTTAGAGGAGTAATCGAAGCAGAGGATGCTCAAAGAAATAAGAAGTAGATCTTATTTGTGCAAACTAAGTCCTATAGGACCTTTTTTATATTTAGATATCAGTTCGCCAGTTATATGATCTTCTGTTCTATCTTTACTTGCATCCTTTATTCCTATTCCTATTGCTAGCAATGGTTTTCCACGAATATCAAGTAAAGATTTTACAGTTTCATCATCAAAACATGCGCAAAATCCAGTTTCATATCCAAGCATAGCTGAGGTAATATTAATAAAGCCAGCGGCTATTCCTAAACTTTGATTAGTATCTCTATACACTATTTTTTCGCAATCATCTAAATCTTTTTGAGTAAGAGATATTATTCCCTTCTTGGCAAGAGCAAGCTTTTTTTGCTCGTCAGATCTAGGAGTTTCTACTTCTTTGCTTTCAAATAGAATAACTGCATTAGCTAATAATTGAGGATTTTTTCTTCTTCCATTTGGTATAATTGAGCTCTCATATAATTTTTGTATGATGTCTCTATTAGTTATCACGTGAAGATTATAAAAATCTTGATTTTGTTTTGATGGGCAATTCATTCCAGCACCAATTATAGACTCTAAATCCTTTTCATTAACAAATTTAGATAGGTCCCAATTTCGTTGGCACGCTTGAGCTTTGAATACAGAATTATCTATATAATTTCTGAATTCTTCTCTATCTATTGATTTTAAAAAATTGTCCATGTCTTCCTCCAATAAATATTTATATAAGGAGATATTATGTATTTTGATGTGATTTTTAAGAACAGCAATGGCGGCGAATATCGCTTAAGCTATACTGTTTACAATACCGACATTGCAATTAGATGGTTTCAATGTTTAAAAGAGCAAGTAATTGAAAAAGATAATACTGCAAAAGAACCGGATAGAATGTATAATTTTCCTTCTGGTGAATGGACTGAAGAAAGACTGGTTGAAGAATTAAATTCTTGTATTAGCACAATAAACAAAAACAAAAAAGTAATTCATCATGAAGCATATGTTGGTATGCCTCAAGAGCAGCTAAATCATTTACACCATTATTTTGAAAACCTAAGAGGTAGCACTCTGCTACCTTCTGACTTTTTTATGGAATGCGACGATGCTCAAAAAATAGCTTTAGAAAGATACAACGTAATAATACATAGAGCTGAAAATTATTACGCAAATGCTTTTCAAAGCAAGACTAGTTATTACCCAAGAATAGTTGTAACATTCAATAACAGAAATAGATTGAATCTACAAGATTCAGATTATGAGTTGTTCACTCTAAAAAGAAAATTTGGAGAAGTCTATATAAACTATTGTGAAGTAGGAAAGCCTTTATATGATGTGTTTAAAGATGGCGACGACGTAGTTGGCGAAGATAATATTCGTCCACTAAGATGGTATAGCCCAGATTTCACCGCTTACTTTCATAATAGGCAAGAAGACAACGTTAATAAATTCTTAGAAGGAATGAATAATTGGTGGGATCAAAATAACAATTATCTTACTGCTCTGGGTTTTACTAAAGGCGATCCTAAGAATGCTATTGGAAATATTCCAGTTGCGTTTATTGATACAAACGAGAGCTATACAAAAATTATAAAAAATTTATGCAACTACAATATCATAGATAGAGTAGAAGCTTTTGGTTAAAATCAAATATAGGCGTACAAATGGTTGATTATGGAATATACAAAAGGCTTATTAGAACTATACACTTAGAGCCTACTAGCGGATGTAATGCTCGATGCCCTCAGTGCCCAAGAACTTATGATACTTTTTTTAAAACAATGCCAGGATTAGAAATAAATGAGTGGTCTACAGAAGAGCTAGAAAAGGTTCTTGACCACGAATATTTTTCTAATGTTTTTACTGTAGTAGTAAATGGAAATTTTGGAGATATAGTTAAACATTCAAATCCAAAAGGATTAATTGAAGTTTTATTAAATCGTAGTATGCGTATAAAAATTAACACAAATGGTGGAGCTTTATCTACAGATTTTTGGGCTTGGTTAGGTAAACAACATAACGTCAATGTAGAATTTGGTATAGATGGTCTCGAAGATACGCATCATTTATACAGAAGAAATACGTTATTTAGTGTTGTAATGAAAAATGCTAAAGCCTACATAGACGCAGGTGGAGAGGCGAATTGGGCTATGACCATCTTTAAACATAATGAGCACCAAGAACAAGAATGCCGTGAACTTGCGAAGCAATATGGATTTAAACAATTTAAATCTAGGGTGTCTATGAGATGGGGCACCAAGGATCTTATAGTATATGATAAGAAGCACAAACCAGAATACTCTTTAGAACCTGCGTCAGCGATCGAAGATAACTATAAGCACAGGCGAAATGACACCGTTAGGGATTTTCAACCGCAATATCCCAAAACATATGACGAAAGCTATGATATTACAGCTGATATTCAATGTCAAGCAGATCAAGATGCTATGGTTTACTTGTCCGCTGAAAAGAAATTGTGGCCTTGTTGTTGGATAGGGCAAGAAGTCCAAAGTGATGTCTTAAAGAATACAGAAGGATTGCTTTCTAAAAAGCTTTACACTGAGCTAAAACTAGACCGAGAATTCAATAATGTAACTAAACACGATATCACAGATATTCTTAACGCTGGTTTGTTTAAGCATATAGAAGAATCTTGGAGTAGTGTTCCATTCAGAGTTTGTGCACAGACATGTAACAAAAGAAATGGCAGATGGAAAAATAGCTTAAAACATACTAAAAAACTTGAAATAAAATGAAAAAAGTTGTTGACATTCGTTTTTAGATGATATATAATTATCTTATCAAATGAAAAAAGGTGTCAAACATGAAATTTGCAATTTACCAGATCCAGCTGACAGAAGCTCAAATCGACCTTATAAATGCTGAAGGCCATGATGCTGTCCCAGCTCAATCAGCCAAATTGAAAATGATGATGGACTTTGATGGCCACAAAATTGGTGGTATTGCTTCTGACGCATTTGAAACCGGCCTTTACACTCATGTTGCAAACATCACAGCCAATGACTATAACGATTGCTTCGAAGTTGGCAATATTGGTCCAGAAGAAAACATCGAACGTCTGTCTCGTATGTCTTCCTTGTCTGTTGGTGATGTCATTGTTGACGAAGAAGGTCAATGCGCAGTGGTTGCTCCGGTTGGTTTCGTAGCATTTTCCTTTAACCCTAAGATGGCGGCTTAATTATGTTAGCATATTGTGATTACATTGCAGATATCATTAGTGTACTGCTAAAGCGTGAAATGATTGATGCAGAGAGCACCGGAGACGCTATTCTAGAACATGTAGGTAATCCATCTATGGATCTACATCCTACTGAAGGTTACTTTCTGTCTACTAAGAGGACCATTGTAGTCACTGATTTTAATGGCAAATCTTACCGAGTTACTGTAGAAGAAATTAATTGAAAATAATTGAAAATAACCGTTGACATTCACTCTCAAATTGTTTATAATTATCTTATCAAATCAAAAAAGGTGAACATTATGAAAAGCTACTATGATCCAACTCCAAACGAAATCAAACTTGCTGGCATTGGCCGTCGTCTAATGGATATCGCAGCAACCACTCCTATGAAAGGTTTGAAGGATGCTGAAATTGGTCGTTACAATCGAATGGCTTCTTTTGGCGATACTCTTACTCGTGTAGGAGCTATCTTTGGTCCTTCAAAGGTTCAAGATATTCTTAAAACTTCAGGTGTAACTGCCGATGAGGCAACTGAGTTTATGAAGTTGGGTATGAAAGGATGAGTTTCAAAAAAGCACAAGTGAAATTTAATGGAGGTCGTGGTGCATTGCTCTGTAACGGATGTGATGTTATCATTGCCACCGGCATTAAACACGAAGATAAGTATCACTACTGTGAAAAATGCAGTACTAAATCAAATGCAACTAAGAGTGTTACAAAAAATATTTCAAATTAAATGAAATTAACTGTTGACATTCGTTCTAGTATGATATAATATAGTCTTATCAAATCAAATAAGGAATACATCATGAAATTCACTTCTACAAACCGCACCTCAGATGCTTACCGTTTTACTGTTGAAATGAAAGACGGTCGTCCAGTTGGAAAAGATGCAGAATTGGTTGCAGAGCTTCGTCAGCTTGTTAAGCAAAGCAACAGATTGTTTAGTGATCAAATGTATGTAAAACTTCAAGGTCGCGGTCCTCGCCCTTCACGTCGCTTCCATCAGTCTTTGCCACTTGGTATGGCTACTACTGCTGACGTTTACGTTTACACACGATAGGATAATCAATGTCTGATAACGAAAAACTCGAAAAGCTCAAAGCAGCGTTAAGAAAAGCTGGTTTGGATTATGTAGTAACTCGTAAAGATGAAACTATCGCTCACTTGAATATTTGGATTGGAGAAGACTAATGGATATGAACATGCTACAAAAGCTAGATAAGCTACCTCTGAATGAAGCTCGCTTTGCTGCAGTGAACCTAATAGATCCAAAGAAGACTAAGCAGCGTGTTCTAGAACGTCTTCAGTACGACATCTCTAAGGCTCCGAACTCAGCTGAAGTGTCTCGTATCATGTGGCAAGTGTATTTGTCCGGTAGTGGTCTTGCTACTGTTGGTTCTGCTTGGAAGAAAAAATACTACTAAAAAACAGTTGACAAACTCTGATTGTATGGTATAATTGATTTATCAACAAAAGGAATATTATATTATGACACCACAAATCTTAATTGACGTTGTAGCAGCTCTTAAAGAAGAAAAAATCAAAATTGCTGAAAAAATTGAAGGTGAAGGTCGCGTAGCTTCTCTTCAGGATGAAGGTTCAGTAATTCGTTTTCTTCAATCACATCCTACACTCAGTAAACATATCGATACTGAAAAGCCACGCCACTCGGCTGATATGTTTGTGATCGACTATGATGGTGTAACTACTCATCCTGTTAATATCAAAACATCTATTGGTAGTTCTGATAACGCTACTTCTAAAGGTGGTTTTGTTTATGCTCTTACTGATCTAGATTTTGATCAAATTCCATTTGCGATGGGATGGAAAAAGTATGTTGATTTGATAAACGAAAACAAAGCAGATATTCCAAATAAAGACTACTGGTTTTTGTCTGTAGATAAAAAAGACTCTTCTAATGTAATGGTACGTGGTGCTAAGCAGATTGCTAATTACGGCGAAAATGCTAATATTGCTAATTGTTTACAAATCAACTGGACTAAAGAGAAAGCTTCTAACGCTATTGAACGTTCTTACGAAGAAGCTTACGATACTCTTGTAAACGGCATTCTTCGTTGTTGGAAAAAAGCTATTAACAACCTGCCTAAAGAATGGCAAAATGAACTTTGCGGTTGACAAACGTTTTTAAATGTGTTATAAAATATCCTGTTAAGGAGAAACAACAATGTTAAATTCTAAACTCAGTCACGACTTTGACGGTGCTTATCTCATCGCTACACTTAATCCTCAAAATAAAACCTGTGAATCGCAACTCAACCAACTATTTCAAATTCTTGAGAAATGTCATATCAATACAAAATCACCTAAACTTAAAGATTTGATCAAATATTGGTATTTCAACAGACAACAAAAATCCTGTCCTGGTTTTTGGAATCTTAATTCTAATAACTATCACTTTGAAACTCAATTTGAAAAAAACTGGAACACAAAAAATGCTTGAAGATCTTGTTGAAACAGCATACTTTGAACTGGAACTTCCGTTGACCGCGGCGGAAGTTTCTAATATTTTTCACTATCACCGTGGGCAGGATAAATACTGGAAAATGTCTAATAAGCCTTTGCGAGTTTTGCAAAAAGGCAAAATAGTCGCAGAATATTCTAGCTGGTCTGATATTCAACGCCATTCTACAGTAAAAAATGTAATTGCTAAGAACTCAAGTGGATATCCGTGGTTTCCAACATTACTAATGCATCGCAATGGTTTGTTTAAGCTCTATAGTAAGAAATTTGAAGTTACAGAAAAGGGTACTATTCCTGTAGTAGGATTTGTAGATACACCGTCAATGCCAAAAGAAACCACCGCGGTAAAAATTGGTGACATCGGCGAAATGGCTATAGAAAAGTTTTACGGAGCCGAACGTTCTGAAGACTGGTATGACAGCAAAAAAGATGGCATGATTGGCGAGCTTACTTACGAGCTTAAAACAATTCAGTTGAACCAAAGAGAGCAAGGTTTTTGGATTGATCAATCTCAATGGAAAAAACTTGATGGCGTTGACATACTTTTCTTTATTAGAGTTCCTCATAAGGAAACCGATCTTGCTGTAGCTTATCTTTGTGTTAATCATAAAACTTGCTATAATTACGTTTATAATAACAAAGGCAACAAGTTGCGGAATTATCCGTTGACAAGCTGTCTTAAGCAGTTTATAATGACTCCAGAACAATCTAAAATCATATATGATAATTCTAAAGATATTTCAACTTGGAGAAAATAATGAAATTTGATAATGGCAAACCACCTGTTAACCTTGTTCCACCAGAAGTAATCCTTGCGGCTTCGCAAGTTTATGCTTTTGGTGCTCAAAAGTATGGTGAAAACAATTGGCGTAAGGATCTAAATAAGTTTCCTTATTCACGTCACTATGGTTCTATTCAACGTCATCTATTGGCTTGGTTTAGTGGCGAGGATACTGATCCCGAAAGTGGTCTTCCTCATACACACCATGCTCTTACACAACTTATGATTTTAGTTATGTGCGAAATGCAAGGCACTGACGTTGATGATCGCTTTAAACCGGAGGAAATGGAATGAAAACTGTAACTGATATTCGTCAGTACTTTATTAATGAACTTAAAGCTGAACGATTTACAACTGACAAAACTGGTGCTAAAACAATTGAAATTCTAGGCGCAAGCTTTATTGCTGATGAACCTGCTATCTTTGGTACTCCAGTACAATCTTATATCGATTCTGAATTGGCTTGGTATGAAAGCCAAAGTACTAACATTAACGATATCCATGGCAAAGACAAAGAACCGCCTGCCGCCTGGAAATATGCAGCTGATGCACATGGTAATATCAACTCAAACTACGGGCATCTTGTAGACTCACCAAAGTTTTATAATCAATATTACAACGCAATTGATGAATTGATTGCAAATCCAGATAGCCGCCGTGCTCAAATGATCTATAACCGTCCATCTATCTGGGTTGAATTCAATGAAGGTGGTAAGTCTGATTTCATCTGTACCAACGCTCAAACGTTTTATATTCGTGATGGTAAACTGCATATGGTATCGCAAATGCGTTCAAATGATGTAGTCTTTGGCTATAAGAATGATTATGCTTGGGCACAACATCTTATGGATCGTGCTATTGATAATCTAAATGAAGCAGATCTCGGTTATGAACTTACGAAAGGTGATCTAATCTGGCAAGTAATGAACCTGCACGTGTATAGCCGCCATTTCCACTTAGTAAAATGATTATGAGTAAAATTGGACAATATGTAATGGAACTTCAAGAGAAAGAAGAGTACATGGGCGAATACGAATTTTACGAAGACTACATGCGACGTATGAATAAAGAAGTAGAAGATAACATTACTAAATGGGATCGACGTTTCATGGAGCAGGCTGAGCTTATTGCAAGTTGGAGTAAAGATCCATCAAGTAAAATTGGTGCTGTAATTGTTAATGATGAACGACGTATTCTAGCCACCGGCTACAATGGCTTTCCTCGTGGTATTTCGGATACTCCAGAAAGGCTAAATAGTAGGGAGGAAAAATATCCTCGTATCATCCATGCTGAAATGAATGCATTAATGAACGCTCTATATAATGGTGTTGCCGTTAAAGATGCTACATTGTATGTCTATGGATTACCTATTTGTCCGTCTTGTACTAAATGCATTATCCAAGCTGGCATTAAGCGTGTAGTAATTCCTAGTACTAAAACAGACAAAGGTAATTGGCAAGAAATTTGGGAAGAACAAAGTTCTTTAATGTTTAAAGAAAGTGGTGTACAAATCACTCTTTTGGAGGTATAATATGACTTATCTGGTAACGGATAATTGTGTTAAGTGTAAACACACCGATTGCGTTGCTGTATGTCCAGTTGATTGTTTTTATGAAGGTGAAGATACTTTAGTAATTAATCCTGATGAATGTATTGACTGTGGAGTTTGCGTTCCTGAATGTCCTGTTAGTGCTATTGTTGCTGACGTAGATTTGCCAGAACCAGATAAGATTATATGGATGGAAAGAAATACTAAATACTCTCAGGTTTGGCCAAACATCAATGAACAAAAAGAACCTCTCGAGGATGCTGAATTGTTCGATGGTATGCCAAACAAATGGGAACAATTTGTAGAAGGATAATATTATGAAGGTTGCTTTTATCTTTGGAAAAGGCATTGAAGGTTGTGGTGTTACTAAAGGCGCTAATATCTTCGAAGATTGGCTAGTATCTCAAGGCCATGAAACAATGGTTATTGATTTTGATAACAAACAAAAATTTGGTCGAGCACAAAACGTTTCATGGCACGGTGAAGTGCTTCGTGTTGAAAGCAACCAAGAAGTAAAAGATGTACAACCGGTGGTTGATGCGGTTAATACTTGCGATATTGCTATTGTGCATTCATTTCCAACTCGCAAGAATGGGAAATACATTGATCGATTCCGTGAATTTGTAGAAGAGATTAATGATCCAATTATTGTAGTACACGATCATGCTATTACTAAAAATACTATTAATCGCCAAACCGGTGCTGGTGAGTTGTTTGCTTTGGCAGACATTGGTATTACCCAGTCATTTGAAGGGTATTCACAAGAGTGTTATCTAGCAACTGATCTTGGCCTTGAAGGTAGATTACTTGAGAATCCTATTTGGGTTCGTACAGGAGACTACGATCAATATCGTGCTGACCTTGAAGAACGTCGTAAACACTTTATGTACATGGGTCGTATGTCAACACTTAAAGATCCAGGAATGATTTGCCGTATTGAACCATTTTTGAAAAATGAATGGGATCTTACCTTGATGGGTTGTGAACGTTCTATTTCTTCTATTGGAGATCCTGATTCTAAAACTCTTGCAACAGATCCAGCTCCATACCATAAATCTTATCAGCCAAAAATTAGGTTCATTGGAACAAACTCAGCTGGCGAACATTACCTCCCAGGTAAAGAGAAAGAAAAGACCGGTACTACAATTACTGCGTACGATGGTTATAAGTATGATTTTGGCATGGGTGAACTTGGTTCTTCTATGGCTGCATGGTGTGGTTACCGTCTTGGCGATCCAAAAGAGTATGGCCACCGCATGGAATATACAGTAATTGAATCATTCCTATTGTCTCTACCTGTTATTAGCCGTCACTTTGCTGAAAACGCTGTATCTCCTGAAGGTAAAAAGTGGGGAGAATATTATGGTCCACTTATTTCAGAAGCTACTAAGGAAGAAGAACTTGCTGCTGAATTGAACCGTATTGCTAATAATCCTAAGGAATGGAAAGCTCGTACTGAAGCATGCCGTGAACTAATTTACAAGTTTAATGATATTGAAGTCCTTGGTCCAAAATTCTTAGATTTTGTGTTGACAAAAGGTAAAAGACATGATAAAGTAGATTTTATAGATAGGATTTCGAGTTACTTTCCAAGTGCTCGAGAACGTCGTGAACGCGGGGAAATTATTGTTTCAACTCCCGGCAGTGTACTACTTGAAAAGGCTTATACTCTTGTTGATGGAAGACAAAATGAAATTAAAGAGCCTAAGCAAGTTGGATCTACTCTTGAAGGATTTTTCTAATGTATCATAAACGAATCGTTGTTGACTTTGACGACACACTAGCGTTCCATCAAGGTCGTAAGTTCGATTCTGCTCAACCAAATGAAGTTTTGATTAATAAACTTAATCACTTATACGATCAAGGTTGGCAGATTGATATCTTCACAGCTCGTGGTTCTATTTCATGTAATACTCGTGAAGAAGCTCGAGAAAAATATGAGTCAAGCATTGTAGCTTGGCTTAAAAAGTATAATGTAAAATATAATATGCTTTCGTTTGATAAACCTTTGGCAGCTTATTACATCGACGATAAAGGTATTATGCCTGAGGACTTCCTTGAGGTAGATATTCGCGAGCTTGAAGGTGGTTTGTCAGGTACTGAAATTTATACAGATGGTAAAGTAGTCCATAAGCAAGATTCAGCAGCTCATGCTACTCGTGAATGGTTTGAACAGGCTGAAATTGTTAACGTTAAAGTTCCAGTAGTACACCGTGTTGTTGGCGAAACGATTACAATGGATTATATTGATAACGATGAAAACTACTTTGAAAATAATATTCACATGGCGCTTGGCATTATTCAAACTCAATTGGATAAGCTTAAATCACTTAAAGTAAAAGACGAATTAAGCTACGTATCTTATATTCATCGAATTGAACAGCATGCTGAGAACGCATATAATCACGGTGGCCATGAGATTTTCCGTGATAATGCCTTTAAGCTTTATAAGTTTGATTTAAAAAGAACATTTTCTCACGGTGATTTTGGCATTAAAAATATGCTCTTTAAAGATTGCAACGTTACGCTGATTGATCCTATTTGTGGTGTGTTTGGTTGCACTGAGTTGGATGCTGCTAAATTTATTGCAAGTCTATTGATTAACAAATATGATATGGATAAAGTTGTTAAGTCTTTTAAATATATGGCGCTAGCAAATGATATAAATAAAGGTATGCTGTCAGCGTTGGTTGGTGCTGAAATTACTAGGGTGTACAAATACCACCCTAATAAAGATTTTATTATGGAGTGTATGAATAATGTTTACGAATATCTCTGAGATTGCTCAGCGTTTGGGTAAACCAGCTGATGAAGTTAAAATTGGTTTTACTTGTTCTACTTTTGATTTGCTACATGCAGGTCATATTGTAATGTTACAAGAAGCTAAAAGCCTTTGTGACTACCTCATTTGCGGTCTGCTAGTAGATCCAACAGTAGACCGTCCAGACAGCAAACAAAAACCCGTTCAAACTCCCTTTGAAAGATATGTTCAACTATCGGCTTGTCGATTTGTTGACGAGGTAATTCCTTTTACAACAGAACAAGAAATTGTTGATATGGTGCTAACTATTCAGCCTCATGTCCGTATTGTTGGTGAAGAATACCGTGATACTGAGCACACCGCAAAAGGTCTTTGTCCGATCCATTACAATAAACGAAAACATTCTTTCTCATCAACTGATTTGAGAAAGCGTGTTGCTGACGCGAGCTTGAAAGGTAAATTATGAGCATAACACATGCAGCCATTGTACCACTAATTGGCGGTGAAACAATTGGATCACAAAATGCTTTTGGCACTAAGCCATTGCATTTTATGTCATATGAGGCTTTTGCTTCTAATGATAGTCACATCCTAAATTACTATAATAACGAAATTCCCTACTATGTTTTAGATAAAGGAATGGCTCCACCAACCAATGAAAGAGCTGATGTTGTATCTTCAGTTTGCCCATGTGCCGGTCTATCAACTATGTCTATGGGATATGGTGATGACAATGAAAACAACAAGTGGATGGTAGAAACCGCTAAATATATCCTTGGCGAGTATAAACCAAAAGTGTTTTGGGGAGAGAATGCACCGGGGTTTGCTGGTAAAATTGGAGCTAAAGTTCGTACCCAGTTAAAAGAAATTGGTAGAGAAAATGGATATACAATGTCTGTATATAGAACTAAATCTCTATTGCACGGTGCACCACAGGTACGCGAGAGATCATTCTACTTTTTCTGGAAAGGTACTAAAACTCCTCTCTTAAACTACTATAACAAGCCTCATACGCCCATCGAAGAGGTAATCCGAGGTGTTACATCTAACTTCCAAACTGAAGTAATTAACCATAAAAAGAAACCAACAGACAATCCTTATTACCGTTTCATCTTAGAACATATTCACGGTGGTCGTACTCATAAAGAACATGCTGCTTTGATTGAACCAACATCAGCTCGTGGCGCTTGTGTTTACAGTTACATTGAACAACAAGGATATAGCTATTTGCAAGTTGCTGATTGGATGGCTGAAAATGGTTTTGATCGTGAAGTAGAGAAATGCAAATACAAACATGCAAAACTCGAATCAGGTAAAAGTATTATGCGCCGTGGTGTAACCATTCCTAAGGATCGCATTGGTGCTTTTGTTGGCCACTATCCTCTTATGCTTGCCCATCCAGATGAAGATCGCTTTATTAACTATCGAGAAGCTATGACAATCATGGGTTTGCCCGAAGATTTTGAACTCGTAAATGCTGGTCCTAAGGTTGCTAACCATATTTGTCAAAACGTACCAGTTCAAACTGCTACTGACATGGCAACTGAAGTTAAAAAATATTTGAATAATGAGTTAGTAATGGTTGACACAGACTACATTTTGCAGTATAATCATAGACAGAAGGCAGATTATATTGAACGCGGTAATACATTAGAGGCATTTTTATGAGCACACATTTTATTCTTGATTTTGAAACTATTGGCGGATGCTCTCGTGAAATTCCAGCTATTGATGTCGCATACACGACTTTTGAGTGGGATAGGTTTTGTGATAACCCATACTCTTTTAAAGAGTTAGTTCTTGGTATGGAGCATGCTAAGTTTGATATTAAAGATCAAATGGAAAACCATGGATGTAAGTATAGCCAAAGTGATTTGCAATGGTGGTTGGATAAACCAGCTGAACTTAGAAGAAACTTAAAGCCTTCAAGTGATGATATGAAAGCACCGCAATTTATTGAAGGTTTAATTAACTATCTACGTGCTGCTGGTAAGATTGATTACTGGTGGTCAAGATCAAATTCGTTTGATCCGGTAGTATTAGATCGTCTTGCACATAATGCTAATAAGGCTGATCTACTTAGTTCTTTCTTAAAGTATTACTTGGTAAGAGATACACGAACATTTATTGATGCTAAATTTGATTTTAATGTTCCTGGCGGCAACAACGGATTCATTCCTGTATCAGACATTGAAAAATGGAATTATAATTTTAACGCACACGACGCTAAACATGATGTTGCAGCAGATATTCTGCGGCTGCAGGCCATTGTAAGAGCAGAAGCAGATTTGGAGCAAGTAGAAATATGAAAATCGAATTAAGTATCGATGAGCTAAGAAAGCATAAAATCTTTATTGGTACGCCAATGTATGGCGCACAAGCGGCCGGTACATATACAAAAGCTTGCACTGATTTGGCCTTAATGGCTGGTGCTAATGGCATTCAAGTACAGTTTTACTTTTTGTTTAATGAAAGCTTGATCCAACGAGCACGTAACTATATTGTAGATGAATTCCTTCGTTCTGATTGTACTCATCTATTGTTTATTGATGCAGACATTGGTTTTAATCCAAGAGATATTTTAGGATTGATGGCAGTTAACCTCCAAGATCCTGATAAGTATAACATCGTAACAGGACCATATCCTAAGAAAACAATTGCATGGGAAAAAGTTTCTCAAGCTGCTCAGCAAGGTAAAGGAAAAGATAATCCTTTTGATCTTGAAAAATATACAGCCGATTACGTATTTAATCCTGTTAAAAAGCAAGCATCTTTTAATGTGGCTGAGCCGCTTGAAGTAGCTGAAGCAGGTACAGGATTTATGCTTATTCCACGAGCTACTCTTGAAAAATTCAAAGAAGCTTATCCTGAATTAAGCTATAAGCCAGATCATGTTCGTACTGATAACTTTGATGGTAGTAGAGAAATTACGGCTTTCTTTGACTGCGTCATTGATCCAGAAACAAAGCGTTACTTGTCTGAAGATTATTTCTTTTGTAAGTGGGCTCGTAAAGCTGGGATGCAAGTATGGATGTGCCCGTGGATGAATCTACATCATATTGGTTCTTATATCTTCAAAGGATCTTTGGCCGACATGGGACAGCTTGGAATGTCTGCAACGGCAAACCAAGCTAGCCGCAAAAAAACCTACAAAAAGTAGTTGACATTCAATGAATACTGTTATATTATTAATCAATACCAAACGTGAAACAAGGAGCTCTACATAATGAAATTTAGTGAACGTACTCTTACGATTCTTAAAAGTTTTTCAACCATTAACAAATCCATTCTTATGGAGGAAGGTAATGTTCTTAAAACTGTAACACCAGAAAAAACATTGGTTGCGTCAGCAACAATTCCCGATCAAATTCCAGCCCAGGCTTGTGTTTACGATCTATCTCGTTTCTTGTCAATCCTTAGCCTTTATAAGGATCCAGATGTAGAATTTGAAGATAAATACTTTATGATTAGAGATGGTAAACAGCGTACAAAGTATGTTTATGCTGATGTTTCTATGATCCATGCAGCTCCAAAGAAAGAAATTCAGCTACCAACAACTGATGTTGAAGTTGATGTTTCATGGGATGATATGCAGTCTGTTATCAAAGCAGCCGGCGTTCTCCAATTTGGTGAGATTGCTTTCGTTGGTGAAGATGGTAAAATCTTCCTTAAAGCCATTGATAGCAATAACAGCAACTCAGATGATTATGGTGTTGAAATTGGCACTACATCTGATGAATTTAAGATTATTGTAAAAACTGATAATCTTAAACTTTTACCTCAGGACTATAATGTTACTCTTTGCGCGAAGGGTATCTCTGAGTTTAAAAGCAGTGATGGCAATGTGAAATACTTTATTGCTATCGATACTAAGTCGACTTATAAAAAAGGATAAATGAAAATGAGTGAACAAGCACAACAGCAAGAACCAGTACAGCTTTCTCTACAAGATATTGCTACTGTAGTACAAATGGTAGACGTGGTATCACGTCGCGGTGGATTTGAAGGCAATGAAATGGCAGGCGTAGGTATGCTGCGTAATAAGCTTGAATTGTTCCTTCGTCAAAATGCGCCACAGGGTGAAGTACCTGAAGGTCAAATGCCAGCAGAAGCACCAGCTGCTGTACCTGACGAAGCACCACTTGCTGATAAAGTAGCAAACTAATAACTAGGCGCTACCTAGGGACCGAACGAAGCAGGCTCTCGTTGCTAAACAAACCTGCATCTTATTTTTATATTATGATGGTGATGACATGTCTATTGATGCAAAAGCAAATGAAGTACTCTGGGTCGAAAAGTATCGCCCACAAAAGATTGATGATACAATCCTTCCTGAAAAAACAAAGGCTGCTTTCAAAAAGTTTGTTGAAGATGAAAGTATTCCTAACCTCCTTCTTACTGGTGGACCTGGCGTAGGTAAAACTACAATCGCAAAAGCTATGCTCGAAGAGCTAGGTTGCGATTATATCGTTAAGAATGGTTCACTTAATGTTAATATCGATACACTTCGATATGAAATCTCTACATACGCTTCCTCTATGTCTCTATCCGGTGGTCGTAAGTATGTTATCTTTGATGAAGCTGATTATCTAAACGCTGCGTCTGTTCAACCAGCTCTTCGTAACTTTATTGAAGAATATTCCTCTAACTGTGGTTTTATCTTTACTTGTAATTTTAAAAATCGTATTATTGAACCACTTCGTTCTCGGTTGTCTGAAGTTGACTTCACAATTGAAACAACACAACGTCCTAAAATGGCTATGCAATTCTTTAAACGAGTATGTAACGTACTTGATAACGAATCTGTAGCATATGACAAAGCTGTAGTTGCTAAAGTAATTGAACGCCACTTCCCAGATTTTCGTCGAGTACTAACCGAGCTTCAAACATATGCTGGCTCTGGTAAAATTGATGAAGGTATCTTTGTTAACCTTAAACAAGAATCTATGGATGAATTGTTCAATCTTCTTAAAACAAAAAACTTTACTGGTATGCGTAAGTGGGTTGCATCTAACTCTGACCAAGATATGAACGAAATGTTCCGTCGTATCTATGACATGGCAACAGACAAAGTTCAGCTTAAATCAATGCCAGGATTTGTTGTAACACTTGCTGACTATATGTACAAAGCAAACTTTGTGGCTGACCTTGAAGTTAACATGGTAGCTTTCCTTACTGAAGTTATGATGGAATCGGAGTATCAATAATGGAAACTATTATCCAATACTTGATTGGATTGCCAATCTTAGTTTTAGGTGCAATCGCCGTTTGGCAATCGTCTGTGATAATCGAAGAAAAGAAAGAACGCCAACGTAAAGGCTTGACTGATTACTACGATAATCCAATTGGTAAAAACAATGAGTGAGTGGATGAAAAAGCTCATCGGTTCTCGTACTGTTGAATGCTTTTATTGCAAAGAAAGAGTTGACAAAAAGACTGCTTTTAATGTAAAATTAAATACAGCTGAAGGTTTGCTTACTCTTAAAGCATGCCAACAATGTGCTGACGATGTGAATGATGTGCTAAAAGCTATTGAGGAGGTTAAGTATGGCGAAGGACTATAGCCCATTTGATTTTATGAACGCTGTTTCTTTCTCAAAGGAAGACCTCATACATAGCCATGAAACTCCCGATTTAATTGAAAAGCAATACACACCTTATCTTGTTAATAAAGGTTTCACAAACTTTGAAGATACTGTTCTTCATGCAAACGAAATGAATATGAGACATCATCTATTCCATGATGCTCAGTTTCAATATTACCGTGGAGCATTGCGTAAACGTAAACGTTTTTCTAAATGGCCTAAGGCTGATAAAAGCGGCGACCTAGACGCAATTCAACATGTATATCAATGCAACCGCACCGTTGCTAAACTTTATTTAAAAGCTCTTTCGAAGGAAGACCTGAAGTCAATCCATAATAAGATGACTACAGGTGGAGTTTCAAAATAAAATAAATATAATTGATGGTCAAAGTGAGCATCGTGAAACCATAAAAAACAATTAATAATAAGGTGCTGTTGTTATGCAAGAAGACATTTTTAAAGGTGTCGGTATAGAAATCTCACTTCCTTCTCCAGACAGTTTTCTAAAAGTTAAAGAAACTTTAACTCGAATTGGCATTTCTTCTCGTAAAGAAAAGAAGCTATATCAAACATGCCACATTCTACATAAACAAGGTCGTTATGCAATTCTTCATTTTAAAGAGTTGTTTATTTTAGATGGAAAGAAGAATACATTTACTGACGAAGACGAAGCAAGAAGAAACACGATTGTAAACCTGCTAGAAGAGTGGGAACTTATTGAGGTCGTAGATCCTGAAAGTTCTAACGATCCAATTGCTCCGTTAAATCAAGTTAAGATTCTTTCTCACAAAGAAAAATCAAATTGGACACTTGAAGCAAAATATAACATTGGGAAGAAATAAATTATGAACGTATATAAAGTGAATGATAGAGCAGAGCTACCTGAGTATGCTACAGATGGATCGGCCTGTTTTGATATTAAAGCATGTATTCAAAATGGACAACGTTTAAAATCTTTTAACGCCTTCAACAAAGAAATGTCTATTGTTGTTAAAGGTGTTGGCGCAATTCCAAATTCCTTTCAATTACCGCCAGGCATTCGAGTACTTGTGCCAACAGGTCTTATCTTTGATATTCCTGAAAAACATGTAATGAAAATGTATATTCGTTCTGGTCAAGCTCTTAAAAAAGGATTGACAATGGCGAATGGAGTTGGTATAATTGACTCAGACTATGTGGAAGAATCTTTCATGATGTTGGAGAATGTTTCAGACAGTATGGCAACAATTGAACATGGCGAGCGCATTGCTCAATGTTTGATTGAAAAAACTCTTCGAGTTAAAATTACTGAAACAAAAGAAAAACCAGTACAAAAAACTGACCGAAATGGTGGTTTTGGTAGCACAGGAACAGAATAAGCTATATAAATAATAGTGTAGGAATGCTTCGGGTTCCTACACTTTAATCGCCGGTTTATAACGGCAAACATAAATCTTGCTTAATAAAGGAGATAGCAATATGACATACACTAAACCAGTTGATCCGCAAACACGTAGAATAAACGCGAGCATGCTCAACGACCCAATGTTTATTGGATTAGATAAAATTCTAAACAAGATGCATGCATCAACTCCAGGTCAAACAAACAATTACCCTCCATACAATATTATTAAAGTAGATGAAAACAACTACACTATCGACATAGCTGTAGCTGGTTTTCTTGAAGACGAAATTAATATCGAAGTAAGAGAAGGCGTTCTACACGTCGAGGGTAAAAAAGAAGATCAAGAAGAAGCACATTACTTGCATAAGGGTATTTCAACTCGTTCTTTTTGTAGAAGCTTTACACTCTCAGATACAATTGTAGTTCGAGGCGCAGATCTTAGCCACGGAATGTTGTACATTGATCTAGAGAATGTAATTCCTGAAGAGAAGAAACCTCGTAAAATCCCTATTGGCAATACTGAGAAAGAACTTCTTAAAGGATAAATAACTCTAAAGAGACGGCCTTCGGGTCGTCTCATTTATTGAAAGCTATATTATGAAACCAAATACAACATTTGAGTTAGATGTTGAAGACATCAACTTAATAGAAGAAGCTCTTATACTACTACAACATCAACGCATGGGATCAGTAGGATTTGAGGTTCAATCAATCGAAGATCTTAAAGCTAAGATTTTCCACCAGAAAAACTGGTATAGACCAAAAGGTGTATACATTTCTGGTTAAACACATACACACACTAGGAGAACTATTATGTCAAATAAAAACCCATTCGAAATCCGTACTGAAGTCCTTGAAATGGCTAAAGATTATATGGATAAGCAAACTCAAATGAACGTCGAGTTCGCTACAAAAATGTTTGAAGCTGGAAAAAAGAATGCTGAAGAGCTTAAAGAAGCAATGACTCCATATAGCATGGATGATTTGATGGAAAAAGCTAAAGAGATGTATTCTTTCGTATCTAAGAAAGACTAACATTTAAAGAACAAGAGAAAGGGAGCTTAACGCTCCCTTTTTTATTGGATTCCACCTGGCAGATTATAGAAATTAGTTGCACTTCCATCACCTCCACCGCTAACGCTATTTTGAGAAACTGCTACTGTATCTCCACCATTTGAAACATTAGTTACATAGTTTGGAGCGCTAGTATTGTTGTTAACTATTACCGCACCTCCGCCACCTGCACCGTTTCCTACAGAAGACAGTTGCGCCGCTCTTTCTTGTCTAGATGATACTCTTTGGCGCATAGGATTACCTGGACGAGTGACGTATTGAGTACCATACTTATCATAAGTATAGTTTCCTTTAAAGTTAGGATCGTCAGATAAGCTTTGGAAGTATTCCTCAGGAGTTTGACCGCTAAATGCACCAACAGTAGTAGAAGTATCTACACCACCGCCAGCCATTCTTTCATCAGCTGCCATTTGGTTAACTTTTTGCTCAAAATCTTTGCCTTCTTGTTCTCTTTTAGCTTTCCACTCTTCCCATTGCTTAGCAACTTCTTCACCAATTCCAATCATAATTGCTCGGTGGTCTTCATTTCCTTGGTTGTAAGTTTCACCAGTAACTTCAAAGAATACTGCAGTAGCAACAGCTCCTACGTCTAATGGAGCACCAGCTAATGAAGGAGCCGGGATAGAAGCTGCTTCTAAAGCTGCTGTAGTAAAATCACCACGAGCTAAACTCCACAAAGCAAAACCAGCTCCAGCTATCATACCCAAACCAGGAACTGCTTTAATGAATACACCACTAATTTTTTGTGCAACTAATTTAGCTATTCTACCTTTATTTCTAGCTAAAACTTCTTTACCTACAGTACCACCGCTATCAGCTACTGCATCTGCCGCCACGCCTGCAGCTGCCCTTGGTGAAGGCACCGCCGCATTTGGTCTATAGTTATCATACCCACCAAGTGCTGCTCTTTGATCTGGTGTTATGGTACCACCGGCTGTTGTTATCATTTTGCCTTGTGGGCTATCAGCTGCGTATACTTTACCACTTTTAGAAGTTACGTTTCCATCCGCGTCTGGTATAGCGCCGGGTCTTGGTGTAATGCTAGTATTACCAGCTCCGCCTCTTGAATATTTAGCTTGTGCTGCTCGTGATTTTTCTAAGTTTGCTTTATCTGCATCTATTTCTGCTTTGCCCGCTTTAATTTCATCCGGTGTTAATGCACCAGACGCCGCGATTGCTCCTACGCCAAGTCCACCTGCTAATAGTTTTTTGAGTAGTCCTTTTTTACCTGCCCCAGACGCTTTACCTGCTCTGCCCGCCATGACTTTATTAAGAACACCCATAGTCAAGTTATACGCAGTAATAGCACCCATAGTATTCCATAAAGCACCAAACAAATCATCCCAACCAAACTCTGTAATTTTTGTTATTGTGTCTGATATTTTATCTACTGCTTCTTTCATTTTATCAATAGTTGCAGTTAAAGTTTCCATACTAGGAGCAAACTTGCTAAAGTCTACTGCAGAAATATCGGTAATTATCTTTCCAATATTGCTTTCAAATGCAGTAAATCCACCATTCGTTTTTTCATCCACAAATCCTTTTAACAGGTTGTATCCTACAAAACCGCCCGCTAAACCCATTGCTATGTTTTTGAGAGAAAATGCACTCGCCATTTTCTCACCTATCGTATCAATAACTTTATATGTTTTATCTTCACCTCCAGTGTCTGTCTGCGGTAAAGAAGGCTTACTATCATTTGATGAATCAATTTCATCGAATTGTTCTTTATTTCTAGCCGCTGCAGCAGCATCATAAGATATGTCTAATTGTTTAGCCATCATTTCATTTTGAGAAATAATGTTAGTATTAATACTATTAAGAACTCCGGAAAATTTATCAAATTTAATGCCCAAAGACTTGATAGAGTTAGCACCAGTATTCCTGGTAAGCAACCCTTCATCTTTTAGTCCTTTTAATATAGCTTTTGTTTCGTCTGACAGCTCGGCCATTAAATTATTCCTATTTAACTATTTTTTTCGTTTTGTTTTTCTATATAATCAACTAACATACCAAAATATAAATCTCTTTCATAAGGTAGCATACTTTCAATCTCAGATATAGAATATTTATGGTGCTGTGCCATAGAAAATATCATTTTATAGTAATCCCCTAAATTGATGTGGCACAGCACTAGATAAAAAAACTATTCATTCCTTCAAGTACGAAAGTTTTTTCATCGCCATTTTTATTCGTATATTTCATTTCATGTCTAAGCTTTGGAACTGTTTCAAAGAAATGTTGAATTCCTTTAATAACTTCACCGGATGTATTTTCCATGAAATCATTAATTTCTTCTTCAGTGTAGTCTTTAAAATAGTGTACTTCATCTTCAGATACTACACTATCCAAACAAGAAATCATAATAAAATAACTTGCCAATGGATCGCCATCATCCAAAGAAGAAATCTTAATAAATTCGTCTATCGTTGGATACTTTAAAAATAAAGTATAATCTTCGTTAATTTGAACTTTATTAGTGTGATCTTCTTTTCTAACAATAGTAATATCGTCTAGGTCAACTGATAAGTCTACTACTTCTTCAGTATCAGGATCTTGGATTTGGAAAGAAACGTTGTTGTCTACTGATCTTGATCTTAAAACAACTAATACAAATTCTAAATCAAACATCGCAAGTTCTGACACATCTTTATCAATTAAGCAATTATTAACTACTTGTTTAATACCAATAATAGTATCTTCACCTGCTCCAGATTCCCGAGCAACCAAAAGTATTTTTTCTTCTTTAACAGTAAAAGGTCTAAGTTTTACCTTTTCACGGGTAGAAGGAAGTTTTACTTCAAAAATAGGTAAGTCAATCTTAGGTAATGCCATAATTTATTTCTCCAAATTCATTTTAAAATCTATCAATTGCGTTTCTGACGCGCGTATATTTATCTACTGCTTCTTGTACTGAGCGTGGAACCAAGTTTTGACCAATCAATTGCCCAAAAGATCCGATTGCATTGAATAAATCAAGTACACCATTACCTCTACCAAACCGAGCAGTAGGTGAACCAATTTGTTCGCCAGTAACTTCAATACGATCATACTGGAAACTCACTGGTAGTACTGAATAGCTGTCGCTGGATTCCCACGCGAGATCAACGTCACCAACCGCAATTGGAAACGCATTATCTAATATTACTTCATAATATTGACCTGATGTTTGATAGTTTGTTGAGTATTGTCTAATGATAACACGACAAGAATATTCATCTTTATATCCAATTTCAAAAGGAAGTTTGCCACCCACCTCAGCAAAATCACCAGCTGCAGTACCATAGTTAACAATGTTTTGCATCCATGAATGGAAAAAAGATAATACTTGGTGATCTGAATCGAGCATAAAGATAGCTTGTACTGGTTCAATTTGTATAGATTGTGGCATCATTTTACGAAACTGGCCAACCTGTTCATTTTGAGCAGCATTGATGGTCATTCCAGGTATAGAAGCATTTTTACAAAAGAAAATTAAGTCTCTTGAATTTGCTCTAGACTTAACTCCTTTTGGAGTAACGATTTGCACTTCAAACAAAGATCCACGAGCTGGACCTCCAAAGTAATCCATTTGTGATTTAAATTCGTTTATCCTAAATGCCATTATTTGCCTCTTATGATTTTTCTAGAATCAGCATATACTTGACTTGCAGTAGCACCAACAAATTTCTGCGTCGGTAAGAACAATGCGATATCCCATTCTGCTGGGTTAATATACGCTGGCTTTGCTCTTACATGCGCATTCAAATAATGTTTAATACAAGGACCAAATTCTTTAAATTTAGCTGCTCCATTTAAAACTTTATATGATGCTGTAAGTCTTGTTGATTCGTCAAAATTCTTATTATTGAGTATGGTATATAATTGATCCATTAGTTTTGCCCTTAATATCGGTGGCAAATAATGCATGTTAATTCCAAGAAATCCACCCTTTGCTTTATTTATTGGAAATATGAGTGGAAACCTATCATAATATGGTAGTGTGTCTTTATGTTTAGGATCATAAGCAAATAGGTACATATTACCCATCATAAATTTGCTATCCTGCCTACGATCTTTATCAGATCTTAGCTCTCGAATAAGCTTATCACCTTGTGATCTATTTCTTTTTGTTCGTGTAACTTCTTTAGCTTGTGTTCTATACCAATCGCGGGCAGCAGCTGAACGAGCAGGAGCTTGTCCTGATCTAATACCTCTAAGCAATATATCGTTAAATATTTCAGCCATCTATTTGATTCCTAATGTATCTTCAGTATAAATTTTGAATTCCCATCCACGTTGTGCGCAGTATATTTTAGCTGCTTTCCACTTTGCTTCGTTAATCCCGTATGTTTTAACCTCGTTCAAATATCTTCTAGATACTCGTCCCTTGGCAGTATTCTTTTTAGATCTATCCGGAGGCTTGGTTTGAGCCTTCGGTTTAATTTCAATCATAATCGTTTTTGTCTTTCCATCAGAAGTTCTAACATGAGTAATCACATCAGGGAAATATCTATGCCTACGCCCATCAATTGGAGAAACATATGGTACAACTACTTCTTCACTTTGCCACCATATTACATCTGGGTGTCTATCGCAAGTGCTAAAAAATCTTAGCTCCCAAGAAGATCTATAAATAATCTTAGTTGGATCACCCTTGTATTTATGAGGGTTTTTAGGCCGAAACCTTCCATTATACGCCAAATGTTACCTCACGATTTGTTATAAATAGAACTAATAAACTATTTATAATCAAGGGCACAACACAATGAGCAGTAGACCAGAGGTATATAGAAGGGCAAGCGAAAAGCAAAGCGCTACCGCTAACATCTATAGATTTCCTTCTAAACCACATCCTCATACTATGCTTTTAGTTTTCGAAGAATATAGCTTTGAAAAAGGATATACTAAAAATAATGGCGGATCTAGCGAATACGTCTCTGGTCTATTATCAGCTAATGCGCTTGGCGAAGCTGGCAGAACATCTGGAGCCAATTTAAGAAATAGTAGAGCAATAGAATTGCCATTTCCAAAACAACTTTCTGACTCAACTGATATTACTTTAAACGGTTTTAGTATGGATCCTATTGCAGAAAAGCTAGCGTCAGGCCTTGCAGGTTTAGCTGGCGGAGATACTACTATTGGTGATGTGGCTGGAAAACTACAACAAGGTGGAGCAAACTTTGCGCAGTTCATGGGTAGTGCCATGGCAGGTGGCAGCGGCGATGTGATGGGAAGCTTAACTAAAACACTGTCTGATATGGGTGTTGCCAATACAGCAAAAGCAGCTCAATACTTGCTTCAAAAGTTTAGTCCTTATGTTAGTGACAATATGGGATCTACTGCAAACCAAGTTTTCGGTTCAGCTTTAAACCCAAAAGAAACATTAGCTTTTGAAGGTGTTGGTTTAAGATCCCATCAATTTAATTGGGAGTTGTTTCCAAGCAATAAAGAAGATTCAGATCAAATCAACAAAATAATAAATGTTATGAAAAGATCTGTTCTTCCAGCAACTGAAAACTTTAGCCTTGGTACTGTGGTTGATTTTGAAAGAGCTTTTCTTAAATATCCGCACGTTGTTAAGATATATTTAATTGGTATTGATGAAAACTCTTTTATGAGCTTTAAGCCAGCAATGGTTCAAAACTTTACTGTTGACTATGGTGCAGGTGGCGGTGTTTCTATTATGAAAGGTGGTAAACCTGCTGGAGTTAGCATATCACTGTCATTACAAGAACTTTCTATTCAAACGGCCGACGACTATGAAGAAGGTGATGACACTACAAGTGGTGCTGTTGACGAAGCTGTTGAGACTCCACCACAAGATCCAGGAGCTCAATAATGAAATATTTCGAAAATTTTCCAACAGTAGATTACGAAGGCTATAAAGTAAAAGATATTACTCGCCGTACTAATTTTACTCAATTGGTAGTTTCTAATCCAGCTTTGTATTTGCCTTTTACTATTAAAGAAGGTGAACGTGCTGAAGATATTGCAAATTATTATTACGGTTCTGTTGATTATGTTTGGCTTGTGTATTTGTCTAATAATATTTTAGATCCATATCACCAATGGCCTTTGGCAGAAGCAGAGTTTAACGACTACTTAATTGAAAAGTATTCAGAAGAATCAGGAAGAGTTGGTGAAGATGTTGTTGACTGGACTCGAGAAGATAATGGTGATAATATCATTTATTATTATAGAGAGGTATAACAAATGGCTGTAGATATTATTAAGCTAGCGCCAGAATCTTTCCAAACAATTTACCTTCGTAAAGAAGATCGGGTTATTTTGCGTACTGAACAAGGTCGTAAAATTATTATTAAGCGTATTATTCCTAACGAGTGGAAAGAATGGAAAGTTTACGACCAAGAACTTTATGATAACGAAAACAAAAAAGAAATATTCCTAATTGATAGGACTTATTTGCCTATTATTGAATCAGATTTTTCACGTAAGATTAGACAAGGCTAATGGCAGAAATTAACACAACAAGATGTGAAATTGAACGAGCGATATTTCGTTCGCATGACTTGACGCAAAAAGTAGATCTATCTACTAACTTTATAACCTCGTTTGAGTTAACTCAATCAATGGGGTCTGTTGCGTACACCGGATCTGCAAACATATTAGATACCACTGGGATACTTGAAAGCTTTCCTCTCAGAGGAGAAGAAAGATTAGATCTTTGGTTTAGAAGTTACGATTTAGATACTCTCGTAAAACTTAATGTTAGAGTATTTAGAATAAACAATATTCAGCCATCATTAAACTCTAACTCAGTAACCTATACAATACACTTTGTTTCAGAAGCAACATTTGATGCATCTACCAAAAGTTTAATAGAACCTTTTACTAGCTCAATATCAGGCGCGGTTCATAAAGTATTTAAAAATAATTATAGAAATCTGCCTAACAAAGCTCAAGGCGATGCGTTAGACCCAGATGACAAAACAAAAGTATTGCCGTTTGCTACTCAAAGATATGAATTAAAAGACGAGCAATATGGAAGAAACTTATTCATCACTCCTACAGTCGGAGTAGCCAAGTTCATTATTCCTGATATGACTCCAGCAGAAGCAATCAACTTTATGTGTTCTAGATCATATAATCCAGGAACACCTTCTCAAACATTTAGGTTTTTTGAAACCTTTAATAATTACTATTTTTGCCCAGATGAATATTTTGTTAAAGATCCTAAGGTCGTTCACGAATTATTCTATGCACCTGTAGTAGATCTTGGTCCACAAAATATCGAAGCTCAGTTTAAAAGAGTAGAAGCAATTAATGTTATTTCTAAAGGTATTGATTCTGCAATGGATTTAGCTTCAGGTTCTTATAGAAACGAAGTAGTAGAAGTTGATTTAGTACGAAGAAAATTTACTATTAGCAAGTTTAATTTCGACAATACAGAATATTATGATATGTCTGGTACTAAAAGAAAATCAGATGCAAATCCGCATAGTGAGTCTTTTAGACAAGATATATTTACAGATGAAAATGCTAAAAGATTTATGGTATTTAGAAATTATTCTAGCCCTGGCGATATTCCAAGTAACTTATCACAAGATAAGCACTATGCAGATATTGTTCAAAATAGAGTATCTTACTATCACCATTTAAATAACACTACACTTTCTGCTTCTTTAAAAGGAAGGTTAGATATTACTCCTGGTGAAATTGTTAATTTAGATATCAAAGCTTTAGATTCAGATGGTAAGTCGGTTGTAAATAATAGTTTAGCCGGTAGGTATTTAGTGTATGCAACAAACCATTCTGTTGATGAAGCAAGCACTCTTTCTACTACTTTGAAGCTTGTTAAATTTGATTGGGATGCTGGCGATAAACCAGAACAATCACAAGATTTTATTGATAATGTTGTTACTTCAGGAGGTGCCGGTTAATGCAAAACGGTGTAGGGATTAAAGATCCTTTATTTTTTATTGGCGTAATTGAAAATAACGTAGATCCTCGTAAAGAAGGAAGAGCACAAGTACGTGCATTTGGTGTACATGGTACAAACAAAGAAGTTCCATCTGATGAATTGCCTTGGGCTATTGTTGTTCAAGGTGATTATAATCCAAACAATATTCCAAAAGTAAATAGCTGGGTATTTGGTGTTTTCTTAGACGGAAGAGACGCGCAAGAGCCTATGGTTCTTGGTCTAATTCCAACTCAATATGCTACAGTTATTGACCCTGATAAGACTGGATGGGGCAGAGTGCCCGATACAGATGCTAACGAATTGGCACATGGATCTAAACCAGAAGATATAATGCAACCACAGCAATCCCGATTAGCCCGTGGTGAATACATTCAAGAAACTGCAGTGCTTACTCAAGAAATGGGTAGAGCAGTTGATGTTAAAATTGGTGGCTCAGAAGAAACATGGGATCAGCCTAACGCAAGTTATAACGCAGAATATCCTCATAATAAAGTTATAGAAACAGCCCATCATAGCATTGAATTAGATGATACATCTGGAGCTGAGCGTATTACTGTTAGGCATAAGTCTGGTTCATTTATTGAAATTGATTCTCGTGGTACTACCACAAATAAAACCACCGGCGATCAATACGATGTAATGGATAGAAAGCAGCACGTAGTTGTTGGTGGAATGAGCACTGTTACTATTATGGGTAATAGTTATGTTTATGTCCGTGGTAATAAAGTTGAAGAAATTGAAGGTGATTTGCAAACATTAGTACATGGTAACCATCATCTTTCGGTTGGTGGTCAATCTACTATAAACGCTGAAATGGCTCAAATTCGTGGTGGCGATGTTAAAATTCATGCCAATGCAGGTACACTTGCTATTAATGCAAATAAAGAATTGCAGCTTTCTGCGGGTGGTCTAGGATTACCACCTACTTACGGCGGTATTTCTATTAAAGGTGAAAAGATTCTTGTTGATGCTACAGATAAATTAGGATTAAGAGGTCTTACGCAGACTAACATCCAAGCTGGCGTTGAAATGAATATTACCGCTCCACTTGGTGCAATCAACCAATCGTCACTTACTTGGGCAGCAAGATCAACAACATCAGCAGCGCTAAGCGCAGGTGTTACATTTGATATTGGCGCAGGAATAGACGTTGCAATTGGCGGCGGTGTGCAGACAAATATTAATTCGCCTATTGTTAACATAGATACTTTTGTTAACTTAGCCGGTGGATTTGCAAGACCTAATCTCGCGAGTGCTTTAACAACAGTTGCAACTGCAAGGGTTGCTATTCCACCAATCGGTCAATTACCGTTTGTTCCTGGATCTCAAACTCCAGAAATTGCATGGCGCGCAGCTAAAGTTGAAGCTCCAGAACCAGTTGCTAAATCAACATCTATTTTGCCGGAAGGTGATGAAGGTTCGTTGGGTGGAACTGGCTATGTTTCAAAAGATCATGCTGGTGAGGGTAATGGTGGTAACACGTCGTTTGGTGGAACTCTTGGCAACGTATCAGCTGAAATACAATCAGCAGCAACTCCATTGCTAGATTTTATTGGTAATAAAGAATCAGAAGGTTATGATGACATATCTGGTCTTGTATCTAAAACTAGGTATCCTACCAAGCCCATTATAGAAATGACTATCCAGGAAGTACTAGATTGGCAAGAAAGTATTGATGCAACTCAAAACTCAGAAGCAGTTGGTAGATACCAAATTATGGAAGACACCTTGCGTGGTTATAACAATGACTTAACAACAGGCCCTGGAAATCCATTGTATGTAAGAGCAGGCTTAAGTGCGGGTGATTTGTTTAGTCCTATCAATCAAGACAAAATGGCAATTGTGCTACTCGAAGGCAGAGGCTTAACTAGATTCTTAAAAGGCGAACTTACACGCGAGCAATTTGCAAACAATCTTGCAAGTGAATGGGCTTCCTTACCACTGGTAACAGGTCCAAATACAGGTAGAAGTAAATATGCAGGTGATTCAGCTGGAAATAGAGCTCTTACCACGGTACAAGAATTCTTAAACGCGATTGATGCAGTAAAATCAACTGAACAAAATATAATTAGTGGAGGTGCTGGATAATGTCATGCACATGTCAGCCAGGAAAAGGTCTTTGTACTAGCTGTTTACAAACAGTATATGAGCGTAATGCCATTCAAAACGGCCCGACCGATAATGGAAACGGTGAATACACTTTAAACCAAGTATCAGAGTTCGAAAAGAAATTTAGAGATACTATTGTAGAGGATGTTCAAAATAATAATCCTTTATCTCAATATGTTACTAGATATCCTACTTTCTACGATACTGTTAAACAGATTAACCAAGACTTTTTTGGTAGAGAATATGTAAGAGATCAATTGCCTCAATATGAAGTACTTAATGAAAGATTAAAGCACGGTCCTATTACTGCTTTAGAGTGGGCTTCTTTTATGAAAAGTAGCAACTATACTCCAGCATCAGCCATAGAATCTAGTAATGCTAAAGGATCTAGATTCTTGGATGAGCTTGACAAATATTATAATGGAGATTTTTCTGATAGTATATTAGGCGGGTTTTGTGGATTGTTTAATAGCGTGTTTGGTGCTATTAATTCTTTCTTTAATATGCTTAATAAAATTGATGGCTTTATTCAAGATGTATTTGCTTTTATTAGAAAAATTAAAAACATTAAGAATGAATTACTTGCAGCATTTGAAGCACTTAAAGTTAAAGCAATCATTGAAGCAATCAAAGAAAAAATCAGTGAAATGGTTAAGCAAGCTATTCAAAAAGTTTGCCAATCAATAGCTAACTTTGATGTATCAGCAATTATTGGTAGAAATCTACCAGTAGTAACTCCTGCTCAAATTAAAGTTGCAGCAGATGCTGAAGAAAAGAAATCAGCGTTGCAAAATATTTGTGGTGATGAAAACGCTGATAAAATTAAAGCTAAAATTCAAGGTATTATTGACTACGCGGTTGGTTTATTCGAAAACCCATCCATAGAAGAAATCTTTATGCTTATAGCTCGCTTATGTGGCATGGCTGCAGGTATTGAAGGTTTATTTAAAAAGCTTAAAGATCCATTAAATGATTTTGCGGATCGCTACGACGAAGTATTTAATACTCTTTCAAACGTTTCTAATAGAGTTACTAGTGAAGCAGTTCGAGCAGGTGCCATCAGAGCTACAGAAGAAAACAGGCAAGCTTTAATAAATATAGCAAAGATACCATGGTATGGAATTACTGACGATCATCCTGAAGGAACGAATAATAATCCTATTCCTCCTACTATAGAAGATATTAATGGAGTTCCAAGCTGGGAAGAAATAAAAGATAACACACATCCTAATTTACGAATTAGAGGTGGGTGGACTACTAGAATGATACCAACTCACGAAGGCTGGACTAAAATGGATCCGGATGTAAGGTTAAAAATTATGCAGCTACAAAGATTAGCTAAAGATGCAGGAATTATTAGTGGCCCACTATATTTAAATAGTGGCTATAGAAGTCCGTACTATAATTCAATCATAAAACCACCGGGTGCTAAAGCATCGCAACACCTCAAAGGCACTGCATGTGATCTGAAGTGGGATGGGTTTAATCCTAGAGGAAATGATTTAAGAGAATTTGTAAAATTAGCGCAAAGCGTAGGATTCAAAGGATTTGGTTACTATAACAGTTTCCTTCATTGCGATATTGGACCAGCAAGGTCTTGGGATAAACGAGGTTAAGAAATGGTAGCTAGGTTATTTACACCTAAAACTAAAAAGGTAACGATTTATTCGGACTTCAAGAAAAATCTTGAGGTTAGCCCTTTGTCGCAAGATCTTACTTTAAATAAAGATGAAGACGCAGTAAAAGAATCAATTAAAAATTTAATTCTTACTGATCGCGGCGAACGATTAATGCAGCCAAACTTGGGTGGTAATATCCAAGCCATGCTATTTGAAAATCTTACTCCTTCAGTTCTTAAACTAATAGAAGAAAACGTAAGAACAACAATTAACCTATACGAGCCTAGAGCAGAACTCCAGGACGTTACTGTAACATCTAACATAGATGACAACGCAGTGAACATACGAATTACTTTTTACATCAAAAACGTAGAACAGCCTATCGACCTTGATGTATTCATAGAGAGGACTAGGTAAATGGCCAAGTTAAACATTTCAGAATTAGACTTTGAAGAGATCAAAACTCAGTTTAAAACTTATCTGAGGAACCAAACTCAATTCAAAGATTATAACTTTGAAGGGTCGAATATGAGTGTATTCTTGGATGTGTTATCATATAATACATTCCAAAATAACTTTTATGCTAACATGGCAATCAATGAGATGTTCCTTGATTCAGCTGTTCTTAAAAACTCAGTCATGTCACACGCTAAGGAATTGAATTATGTTCCTAGATCTCGTAGGTCGCCAAAAGCTGTAGTGACAACTACTATTACTGATACGAGCATTGCAGGGCAGACTATTACTATTCCTGCTTATTCTCAGTTTAAGACTAACTTCCAAGGCCAAACATTTAATTATGTTACTGATAAAGCTTACGTTGCTCGTAAAACTGCCCCAGGAACGTTTGTTGCCGAAAATGTAGAAATCTTTGAAGGTGAGATGCTAGCAAGCTTTGAGAGAGAAGGCTACTTTATTGGTGACGACGGAGTTCTTCGCGTTATCCTTTCAAACGAAAATGCTGATACAGATTCAATTGTAGTATTCGTAGATGCCGAAGCAACAGATAACGAAAACGTGTTTATTCGTAAAAATGATATCTTCGGCGTCCAGCCTTTAGATAAAGTATTCTATGTAGAACCATATTATGATGGCCGTTATGTTATCTACTTTGGCAATAATAAATTTGGTATACAACCAGAAGTTTTCCAAGACGTTCGCGTAAGATATCGTATTACTTCAGGTCCTGAATCCAACGGCGCAAATACTTTTGAGTTATTATTAGTATCAGACACCGCTCAATCTAGTACGGTAACTATTGAACCTGCTGCAGGTGGTGCTGAAAGAGAAACTTTAGAAAGTATTAGATATTACGCTCCTAAGTCTTTGCAAATTCAAGAAAGAGCTGTAACATCTAAAGACTATGAAGTTATATTACAACAGCGTTTCCCAGAAATCAAAGCAATTGCTGCATACGGTGGTGAAGAACTAGATCCACCTCAATTTGGACGAGTTGCTATTTCAGTTTATCTTGGCGAAGGCCGAGAAGGATTATCAGAAACTATTTCAGCTTCTTATATTGATTACTTAAAAGATAAAAGTCCAGTTGCGGTTGAACCTACATTTGTTAAATCAGAATTTATGTACGGTTGTGTTAACGTAGATGTTAACTTCAATCCTAAAGTTACTGGCAAATCAGCCGGTCAAATCGAAAATTTAGTTAGATCTGCTATTGAAAATTACAATACGTCTAGTTTGGATAACTTTAATGTTACTTTAAGACTTTCAAAGCTTTCTAAAGACATCGATGCATCCGAATCTTCTATTGAAAGTAATAGTTTATCAGTATGTCCTTATGTAAGATATTCTCCTGCTTTAAACCAAGCTGAATCTCCATCATTTAAGTTTTATGCTGAATTAGTTAAACCTTATCCGTTTAAAGATTCAAATGGTTTTACTGATTATAAACCAGCGGTTAAAAGTAGTGTATTTGAATATAACTTTGTTGATTCATTCTTCCAAGATGATGGCTTAGGAAACATTCAAATTGTAACATCCGATATTGTAAACCCGCAGGTAGTAAACCCTATTGCTGGTAAAGTAAACTATGCTACAGGTGAAGTTAATTTGACTAACTTTAAAGTTGGCGGCTTTGCTGATGGATCAGGTATCACAATTATGGTTACAACTAAGCTCGACGATATCAAAGCTCCAGCTGGTAGAATTTTCTTGATTAAAGATGATGACGTAACTGTTAACATGAAAGAGGTCAAGTAAATGGCTGATAACCAAGTCACATTAGTTGAAAAGGATATAGCATTTAAAATTGCTAATCAGTTCCCCGCCTACTTTAGAGAGCAAGGCCCGGAACTCGTTGACATGGTTGAGCAATATTACAGATTTGTTGAAAGCGAATCTAACATGGGTGTTTATAACACTCGTAGAATGTTTGAATACAGAGATATTGGCACAACACTTTCAGACATGATTATTTTCTTTAAGAAAAAATACATGGCTGATCTTCCTAATATTGAAGACGATAAAACTGCAAGATTTGTAATTAGAAACATAATGGACCTTTATAGACGTAAAGGTACTGAAAGTGGTATTAAACTATTCTTTAGAATGTTTTACGAAGAAGACGTTGAAATTAAATACCCAGCAAAAAATATGCTCAAGCCGTCTGACTCAAAATGGAGAACGGGTGCATTTTTGCAAATGTTTTCTAATAACGGTAGATTCTTTTCTCCTGATGGACAAACAGAATACTCTTATGCAGATCTTTTAAGCAAAGATATTTACGGCACAATTTCGCAAGCAAAAGCTATTGTTGATAAGATTAACTTCGTATATTTAAACAATACTTTAACTCCTATTATTTACTTAGTGGATGTAAAAGGTGAGTTTAGAAAGTACGACGATATTATTGCTAGATTTGGTGGCCAAGACGTCAACTTTGGAAAACTCAATGGATCTGTTGCTGGCATGGAAATTGATACTGAGTCACAATGGGCTACCGTTGGAAACGAAATTGGCGACATACTTAGAATAGAAAGTGAATATGGCGGTGGCGGTAAAGTTATCGTCACTGAGCTAGTTGAAGAATTTACTGGCACAATTAGGTACATATTAGAAGATGGCGGTTTTGGATATACTATTCCAAACACTAAAATTCAAACATCAAACCAAGTTGTTATTTTAGATAATTCAGATTTTAAATTTGAAATATTAGAAGTTTTAAGAGATAGTGCAGGTAACGAAGGTACTGTTATTGGACAAAACTCTTCTTCAGTTGGCGTTAAAATGGAGCCAGGAGAAGAGTTTGATAAAACGAGAGCTATTTCTACAAGAGATAGAGCTACTAATATCACATTGTTGCCTTATGACATAGCAACAATGACGGGAGACATATTAAGTGTTTCACCTAAAAACGATTCTTCTCCTGGGCCATTGTATGCAAACACTGGTGACATTAATCATGCTAAAATTGAAGAATTAATAAACATTGAAAACATCGAACTAATCACAGATATTATTAATCCATTTAAAGATGTTCAATTAAATTCTTCAGATTTTAATACTGCATCTGCAGGCCCAACAGCAATGTCAGGAACTGCAAGCCCAGTAACATTAGCCACGCCAATGAATCAAGCGTTTGATTTAACTCCATTTGATATTGGTACTATTAAATCATTTGAAAATATAAATCCTGGCGAAGACTATGTTAATGATACGTTCACTCTTGTTATCGACGAACAAATGGCAGCATTTGAAAGATTTGACCAAGTGCTATTAGTTGATAATTTTAATGCTGGTTTCTCAGTTGGTGATACTGTATCTCAAGGACTTACAGGAACGTCTGGTTTAATTACCAAAATTGATAATGATGCGCAAGCTCTTTACGTAAGGCCATATAGTTATTATGGGTTTAAGACCGGTGCAGGTGATGCTATCACATACAAAGGCAACACTTATGATTTGATTGCAGTTGAACGTGATTATACTTCTAAAAAGTTTGGTGAGAACGCGATTGTTAAAAATAGAACAGAGTTTTCGCAAGGTAAAATTGCCGCTGTTTCGATACAAAATTCTGGCTTTGGTTATTTGAATGAAGAAACCGGTTACTTAATTGATGATGATGGAAGAAAAGTTGCTGAAGGTATACTTCAAGTTGATTCGCAGGGTATTACTGCAGGATTCTGGGGTAGTCGATCTTCACATATCAACGGTTATAGAACGAATCCCGACACAAATATTTTTGAATATTACGACAGTAACCAAAGAGTTCAAGATAGTGATTACTACCAAGAGTATTCTTATGATCTAAAGTCTACTGTATCACTTAATAAGTATCAAACAGTGTTAAAAGATACTATGCACCTTGCCGGAACAAAAATGTTCGGCAACTTCACGTACAAAAACTCAGTAGGCCCAACATTAAAACACAAGTTCTCAATAAGAGTGAAAGACGATTATATTGTAGGCGGTGCAGACATTGTAGGTCCAAACCAAGATGTCGGCGATCAAACGGTAAGATCTGATAGTGTTATTTACTCTGTAGATTCTATAAATATTACCGTAGACAACTCTTAGATAAATAACTATAAATTAAACAGGAGCTATCATGGCTAAGCAAGTTATCAATTATGGCCTAAACGAAAACGATGGTACAGGCGATGCGCTAAGAAATGCCATGATTAAAATCGTTTCTAATTTTGATGAATTATACAATTTATCTTTCAGCGGGAGTTATGACGATCTTACCGATAAACCAGTAATCCCAGCCGAATTAATAGATCTTGGAATAACAGATGGAAATACTGGGCAGGTTCTTACAACAGACGGTGATGGCGGATTTACATTTGCTAATACCGCAGCTGGATATTTTAACTCAGATGTTGATGCACATTTAAATACAAGTACAGCATCAAATAACCAGATTTTATCTTGGACTGGTACAGATTACGATTGGATAAACGCAGCGTCTGGCGGCGGTATTGCATTAACAGATTTAAGTGTTGGTGCTGAAGGATCCGCTTCAGGTGATGGCAGCATTGCATATAATAATACAAACGGCGTATTCACTTATACACCACCAGTTATTCCAGCTGATGTTAGTGATTTAACAGATACAGGTGGATTGCTAAGTGGTGGATCATTGCAGACAAGATCTGCTAAAGCGGGCACAACTTCATCTTTGGCAAACGGTGCTGCTGCAAATTTAGATATCGATGGATTTAAAGGCTATGGTCTTTTATCAATCCAAACCGATAAAGCAGCTTGGGTAAGAATTTATGCAAACGGCGCATCAAGAACTGCTGACGCTGGCAGAGCTGAAACATCTGACCCTGCGCCGGACGCGGGAGTTATTGCTGAAGTAATTACAACTGGAGCCGAAACAGTACTTGTATCTCCAGGTGCAATAGGATATAACATGGAATCTACTCCTACTACAAATATTCCTTGCAGAGTTACAAACAAATCAGGTTCAACAGGAACCGTACAAGTAACTCTCACAGTTCTCCAGCTGGAGGCTTAAGATGGAACTGATGGAATGGATTGTTACTCTTCGTAGCAAAGAAGATTTAGAATCTTTTTATGAAGACATGGAAACACCTGGTGGCAATTTGTTTATTCCAGATAGAGCCGTTGACGTAGTAAACAAAAGACCTACTTCTAGAAATACACATTATATGTTAACACTAGATGAAGTAGAATTAATTAAAGCTGATGATAGAGTTGTTGGCGTTGATTTGGCTGAGCTTTTAGAGTTAACAACAATACCACATGGTTATTCTATCACAAATGGTGAATTTGATAAAAGCTGGTTTGATGATGCTAGTGATTTAAACTGGGGTTTGCTTAGACACACCGAAGAAACAAATAGAACTAATTGGGGCGACAACGGTTCTTCACTAGTAACAGATAATTTAACCATCACCGCATCAGGTAAAAATGTAGATGTTTTAATTGTTGATGGACATATAGATCCTAATCACCCAGAGTTTGCAGTTAATCCTGATGGATCTGGCGGATCTAGAGTAGTTCAATATAATTGGTTTCAACATACAAATGCTGTAACGGGTGGTGCTAATGGTACTTACGTTTATGATAGAGCTGGTTCTTACACTAATTCTATAGATGCCGAAGATAATAATCATGGTTGTCACTGCGCAGGAACTGTTGCTGGAAACACTCAGGGGTGGGCTAGAGATGCTAACATTTATAATATAAGTCCATACGGTACGAACCCTAACAGTCTCTCTAGTGCCGTTATGTGGGACTACATACGTGCTTGGCACAACAGTAAACCAATCAATCCAGAAACCGGTAGAAGAAATCCAACTATTACGAACAATAGCTATGGATCTACTATTATTTCAAATTATAGTGATGCGTATACTACCGGTGGAGTAACCAGAGTAAATTATAGAGGTGTTGATTTTAATCCAGGCAGAGAATTAACATTGAACGAAATGACTTCTCGCGGGTTTTATGCTACTTCTACTACAACAAGCATCCCAAATTATTTTAATTCACGAGAAGCAGATATACAAGATGCAATGAATGATGGTATTATTGTAGTTGCTTCTGCTGGTAATGACTCTTGGAAAATCGTAAATTCTTCAGATCAAGATTTCAATAACATATATTACATGACTTATAACGGATTCAATTTACAATGGGCACTAAACAAAGGTACCGGTTCAGGCGCAGGTTATGCACCTGCTATTGTTGTTGGTGCAACGTCCAATAGAACAACTGAAGAAAAAGCTCCGTTTTCTAATTGTGGCAATCAAGTAGACATATATGCTGCGGGCGAAGCCATCCAAAGTAGCGTGCATGCTAGGACTGGTGATATTGCAGATCCAAGATTATCTGGTTATAATTTTGACAAATATCAAGGAACGAGCATGTCAGGACCTCAAGTAGCTGGAGTCTTGGCTTTATTAGCAGAATCTTGGCCAAGTATTACACAGGCTGAAGCTCAACAATGGTTAATTGACAATGCTTCAATAGATCAAATGTTTGATACTGGTACTGACGATTCAACTGATGTGAATAGTCTCCAAGGAGCACCAAATAGATATTTAAGGTGGATTAATCAAAGAGCTATAAATGGATCTACTTTTCCACAAAGAAATTTTAAACCAAGGCCATCGTCTGGCGCAACGTATCCAAGGCCACGTATTAGAAGACGCGGCTAAAATAGTTTATAAATATTAGAAAAGCACAAGGTGTGACATGGCAGAAGTATTAACTACAAAATTAAAGAATGATACAATAAGAATAGTCTACGATGACATTCTTAATAATGAATACTATTTCGCAGTTTCATCTATTACGATAGATGAGCTTTCGCGCGTTAATGCTGTAAATTCGTTGAATAGTAAAACTCAATTTAAAGAAAATATCGTTTTTGGTAAAAAAGTATACCCAGAAGATATTAAGTTTATGATTAAGTATTATCCTTGGCAATCTGACGCGGTGTACGATCAATATGATGACGAATCAAACTTGGAAGATAAAAAGTTTTATGCGGTAGTTGGACCAAACAATAATGACTCTGGCGATTATCGAGTTTATAAGTGTTTAGACAATAACAACGGAGCTGCATCAATTTCTCCTCCAAACTATAATGCTGAAACTAAAGGTCAAATATACGCGGAAACAGATGGATATGTCTGGAAATTTATGTACTATTTGACTGAACAAGAGTTTGAAGCATATAACGCGGTTGGTTACATTCCTTTAGAAAAAGTATTTGATATTAATCCAGTTGCAGAAAGATTTGATCCTGTGGCTAATACTAATGTTGAAATTACTGGTTCTCAAATTAGTGACGTTATAGTAGAAAATGCTTTTGATAACTTTGGGTATCCATCAGTTGAAAATGGAATCATTATTAATACTCCAAACAATGATGGCACATTCTTGATTAGAAATGCCAACTTATCAGAAACTTCTAACTTTTATTCTGGGATGACTATTTACATTACGAATAAAGCAAATGAAGTATCTAAAAGCTATATAATTGATACATACAGATGGGATGAAAACCCAGCGTCAGACATTGCTAAAGTTAGAGTTATTGGCGATCCTCTTGGAGATGGAATTGTTGGATCTTCTTCTTTTAGAATTGTTCCAACTATTAAACTCGAAGGCGATGGTCATGGTGGTGAAGTAGTTGCTATTGTTACAGAAGGTCGAGTAACAGGCGTCGAAGTATTGCAAGCAGGTAATGATTATAATAACGTTACTGCAACGGTAGTAGATCCACAAATTAACTTTGATCCATCAAATAGAAACACTATCGACGTTAGAGCTGTTTTAAGACCTGTTCTTTCTCCGTTTGGTGGTCATAACTTTAATTTGATTGATGAAATGCATTGCAGAAATATACTAATGTATGCATACATTACAGAATCAGACAATAACCAAATTGGGCAATCAAATTCATACTCTGCCGTAGGTTTAATTAAAAACCCAGAGTTTGCAGCAGATCCGGACAACGCAAATACTGCTTCTCCTCTTGTGTTTGATAACAGAATTCAAATTATCACAAACGATTATGGCAAAGTAGAAGTTAATACGTTAGTAAAACAAACTGACATTAACAACAACAAAACGTTTGAAGGTAGAGTACACGCAGTCCAAGCAAGCTCTAACTCAATTTTTATTACAAGTTATAGCGGTCCTTATACTAATCAATCAAATAACGATATATCTTTTGATTACACTAAGCCATTAATCAACGAGACTGGCCAAACATTACAGATAAATACACCTGTAGCCAACAATGTAATTGAATCAAGATATACTCAAAGATCAGGAACAGTATACTTCATGGAAGATTTTGTTCCTTTAGAAAGAAGCGTAACTTCACGAGAAGAATATAAACTGGTCTTAGAATTTTAAGGAAACGAAAATAGATGCCTATTAATACAGACTTAAACATTGCTCCATATTTCGATGACTTTGATCTCGAGAAACAGTTTTATAAAATTCTGTTTAAACCAGCATATGCCGTGCAGGCAAGAGAGCTGACTCAACTTCAAACGATTCTTCAAAATCAGATTGAGCAATTTGGCGATAACATTTACCAAGAAGGTAGTGTTATTAAAGGGTGTAACTTTACTGAGTTGGACAGCCTTCAATTTGTTAAACTTGTAGATAAAACTGGATTTGACGTTGAATCGTATATTGGCGGAGAAGATACTCTTACAGAAGGTGGTGTTGTTAAAGACATCAGCGTAGTTTACGAACTCGAAAGCTCAACAGGACTTAAGGCATCTATTGTTACAGCTTCTCGTGGTTTCGAAACACGTCCACCAAACTTAAACACATTCTATGTCAATTACTTAAACACCGAAACTGGTGGCAGGGCTGTTTTCTCAGCTGGTGAAGCGCTAACAATCAACAAATACATTTATGAAGGTTCTACTTTAAGAACAGATTTAACAGAATTAAATGTTGAACAAATTAACGTCACTCTTCTTTCTCCTCATGTAGGAAACTCGTTTGGTGTTCAATCGACACCTGGTATCGTTTTCCAAAAAGGACACTTCCTATTTACAGACGACCAAACATTGGTTGTTTCTAAATACGATAATCAACCTACAGATGTTTCAGTTGGCTTCGTAGTTGAAGAGCAACTTATTAACGCATTGCAAGATGGAAGATTATATGACAACGCAAATGGTTCATTAAACGAAAATGCACCAGGCGCTGATAGACTTAAAATGGTTCCTAAGCTTGCTGTTAAATCAGCCGCAGAAGCTGACGTAGATTCAAACTTCTTTAGCTTAATTAGATATGATAATGGTAATGCTGTTACGTTACGTGATGTAACTCAGTTTAATTCTATTAATGAAGAAATGGCTAAAAGAACATATGAAGAATCTGGTAACTATGTCTCTGATAAATTTAAAATTGATTTAGATAGAAGAAATGGAACGTTGAATGCGCTTGTCGGTAAAGGTACAGCGTATGTTAAAGGATACCGCGCAGAAAATGTTGGTACTCGCTCTTTTGAAATAGATAACGTTACTGAAACTAATATTCAACAAAACCAAGCAATTTCAATTGATTACGGTTCTTATGTAAACATTACTGATATTAGCGGCAGAATTGATATTAACTATGAAACTGTAGACTTGCAAAATGCCGGTGGAGTTTCTATTGGTTCTGCAATTGTAAAAAATATTACAGAAACTAAACTGTATTTGTTTAATATTAAAATGCAGTCACCAAATGTTTTTGAAGCTGTTACTCGTGTTATTGGAACATCTGGCATCATTACAATAGCAGCTGGATCAAAAGTACAAGAGTTTAAAAACTCTCCTATGGTATTTGATTCTGGCACGAACTATCTTAAAGAAATATCAGATGCTATTATTCCGGTAAGAGCTCAAACAAACTTAACAGTCGTTAGTAACCAAGTAAATGTTCAGCAATTGCCAAATGAAGATTTTGGTATTAACCAAGATGATATGGTGTTTGTTGATGATACAAATACTCTTATTGGTATCACAAATTATAATGTTACAATTAATGGATCAGAACAATTCTTAACAGTAGATTTAGATCCTGCAGATGGCGCTGCTGGAAACGGAACATTATATTACAACAAAAGACTCAATGCCGACAAATCTATACCAGCCAGTAAAGGCGTTAAAACATTATATGTAAGAAATGCTTTTGTTCCTGGAACTACTAAGTATAGTGTAGGCTTCCCAGATGTATTTAAAATTGAAAGAATTTTAGATTCAACAAATACTGATGTAACAAATAGCTTTAGGCTCGAGTCAAATCAAAACGACCATTTCTACGATATTTCATACATTGAATATATTAGTGGTAGACCTGCACCAGCCGCAGGCATTATTGAAATTAAGCTTAGAGCTTTTGAAAAAGTTGTTACTTCTGGCACACACTTCTTTAATATTAATAGTTACCCTGTTGATGATAGCGATACTCCAGCTGCAGACACTGTTAGATCTATTGATATTGAAACTTATCGCGCGACAAACGGAAAAGTATATAACTTAAGAAACTCTGTTGACTTTAGACCTCATGCAACTATAGACGCAGCTGTTAGCTATTCGGATACAACAACCGGGGATGCAGGTTTAATTACGACTGCGGTTGGCGGATATACTAACCAGTTCACTGGTAATACTACAGTACCAGCTTTAAGATCTAATGTTACTGCAGATTTAGAACATTACCTTTCAAGAATTGATGCAATTGCAGTAGATTCTTACGGGGGAATGGAAATCATTAAAGGTAAAGAATCAGAAAGACCATTGACTCCAGTTACTGATCAAGATAAATTAATTATCGGTCAAATTAAAATTCCAGGCTATCCTGCTTTAAGTCCTAGAGAAGCTTTGGAATCTGGAAAAGTAGAAGCTGGTCTTAAACTTACCGCGAAAGCAACTCGTAATTACACAATGCGAGACATTGAAAAAATCGAAAAAAGAATTGAAGGATTAGAATATTATATTTCTTTGAACCAGTTAGAACAAGAATCTGAAAACTTACTTATTCTTGATGAAAACGGTTTAACAAGATTTAAAAATGGTTATGTTGTAGATCCAATGAATGATTCTGACATAGCAAACATTAATGATCCTAATTATAAAGCAGCGATTCACTTTGACAAAAGAATTCTTACTCCAGCGTTAAACACTTTCATGATTGACTTGAAATATAAGTCTGGAACGGGTGCTTCTATTTTCCCATCTACTAACGATGCTGAAATTGGTACACTTGGAAGAAATGATAATATTAAAGTAATTGGTCAGCCTTATGCTACAAGCTTTAGAAACTGCGTAAGTAACTTTTGGAAATATCAAGGACAAGCTCAAATTTCTCCTAGTCATGATATGGGTATTGATACAATTGCTAATCCAACTCCAGTTGAAATTGACTTGCTTTCTCCTTTCCAAGAGCTTCAATCGTTAATGCCAGTCACTGGCGTTAACTGGGGTGAAGTAGTTAATGGTAGACCAGTTGTAACACGTGCAGGTAGAACTACAACAACTACTGTACCAGTAACTCAATCTGGTATAGAACAAGTTTTAAATGTTCAAGATGGCGGATTAAATAAAGTAGGTGACTTCCTTACTAACGTTAATTTTAATCCATTTATGAGATCTAGAAATATTAAGATATATGCATCAGGCTTGCGTCCTAATACACGACATTATTTCTTCTTTGATGGCGTTGATGTAAACGCTCACGTTAGACCAGGTACAACTGACGCTATGGATGCTAGATCTGTAGGAAGATTTGGTGAGCTTGAAGCAGCCGTGATGACAGATGCAAATGGTGTAATTAGAGCAGTATTTACTATTCCAAGCGATACTTTTTATGTAGGCGATAGAACAATCACTATCACTGATGTTGATTCTTTTGGTGCTATTACTTCAGGATCTACTTCTCTTACAGCAATCGAATACCACGCATATTCTATATCGCAAAATAGTTCTAATCTTTCTACACGTGTTCCAGAACTGTCAATTGTAGATGGCGGAGCTACAACTAGAAACTTACCTTCTAGAGTCTCAAGCGTGACCCGCCCAGAACAACGAGATACCGGTGATCCCAGAACAACAACAGACCCTTTATCACAAACATTCTTTATCAAAAAAGGTATGGGTGCTGGATCTAATTCAATCTTTGTTTCAAAAGTTGACTTGTACTTCAAGCGTAAGAGTAATGTTAATGGTGTAACAATTCAATTAAGAGAAGTAGTTAATGGGTATCCTTCAGCAGAAGTATTACCTTTCTCTAAAGTGCATATACCAGCAACTGAAGTGAATGTATCTGATGACGCTTCAGCAATCACTGAGGTAACATTTGATGCTCCGGTTAGAATGGACGTTGAAAAAGAATATGCCGTTGTAATTATACCTGATGCAAACGATCCTAATTACTTACACTTTACATCTAAAGTTGGCGGTATTGACCTAAGCCCAGGTGCAACAAACGGCCAATCTGTTGTTATGGACTGGGGTGACGGTGTTCTATTTACATCAACAAACAACAGGGCATGGCAATCAGTTCAAGATGAAGATATTAAATTTACGTTATATCGTCATAACTTTAACAGCGCCACGGGTACAATCGCACTTGCTCCAAATGACCTTGAATTCTTTACATTAAGCGACTGGGATGGTAGATTTAATCCTGGCGAATTTGTATACAAAGAAGTAGACGCAACTGGTTATACTGTAAACATGGTTCAAAATACGAACGTGGTTACTACTATAGGAAATGACTTTAGAACTGATTATTCTGCTGGTGATTACATCTTAGTAACAAATAGTGGGAATGATACTTCAGAAATCTTTAAGATTGCAAGTGTTGATAGCGCTACTCAAATGACTACTACATTTCCAACACCATTTAATTTCTCAAACGGTAATGGTAAGCCAGTTATTGCTGGAGAAGTTTCTCACTATAATAAATTTACTGCAAACGAATTGCATATTAAAGAAAGTTCTGCAACTCTTGCTAAGAGATTTGAAGCAGGTGATACCATTTATGGATTTGAAAGTGGAACCGAAGCTACTATTGGTAGTGTTGATAACATTAATATTAGTTATGTTCAGCCTTTGATTCAAAAATCAAATGACTCTATTACTACTACAGAGATGAGCGGTACATTTACTGATCCTAATGATTTAAGCACAACTTATAATATGCCAATGAGATTCGGTGATAATAACGAATTTACTCGCAAAGGTGCTGTTATATACAGTAAGTCTAACAACTTTATTAATCCAAAATCTTTTGATATTAATATTGCAATGGCTAACAGATCTAATGTAACATCAACTCCAATAATTGATTTAGAATTGTCTACTTTGATTGCTTATCAATATCAAGCAACTAATGATGCAGCGACAACATCTAAATATATTTCTAAAACTGTTGAATTAGCTGAAGATTTAGATGCAGAAGATTTAAATCTTTATTTAACTGGTTATAGACCAAATGGAACTAATATTAAAGTTTATATTAGACCACAGCACGCGCAAGATAATGCTTCGTTTAATACTCTTCCTTGGATAGAATTAGAAATGACTGAAGGTGTTAATACTTACTCATCGTCAATAAATACAAGTGACTTTAGAGAATATCGTTATGCGGTACCTGAAGCTAATAAAGACTCGCTTGGTGTAATAAAATACACAAGTACTGCTGGTACATTTGCAAGTTATAGAAAATTTGCTATTAAAATCGAATTGCTTGCAGAAGATATTTTCAATGTACCGTTTGTAAAAGATTATAGAGGGATTGCATTAACATGATTAATCAAGGTTTAGCAAGAGACGAAAATAGCAGCGCGGTCATTAGTACCGACGTTGTCGCTTTGAATAAATATAAACAAGAAAGAGCTTTACATCGTAAAATAGCTCAATTAACCAAAGAACTCTCAAGTGCTAAACAATGTTTAGAAAATGTTAATTCAAGATTAGAAAAAATAGAGAAGCAAATAGATGTCAAAGCCTAATATACAAAACGTTACAACAACGCAAACATTTCAAAATTGGCTTGATAAGACCAATGAAATGGTTAACATATTTAGAGACTCCGCAATCACTGCTTCTGTTTCTGGCGATTCAACTTCAGGCGATGCAAATTTAATTGGCGAGTTTGGAGCTAATACAATTGTAGCTTATCCTTCTTTGCATGCTGACGAGTTTATTGCTACTACTCCGGGTGGATCCATTGATTTTGGATCTCCAATTGAAATCACTGGAGCTGCAAGTGAAATTGTAGCAACCTTTAATTTCGGTGGATCTGGAGCTAAGACAAGATTTACTGAAGGTACTAATTCTTGGGATACCGGCATTAATAATGTTAGCGACCAAGACTTTGTTATGGGTTATAATGGAGCTGACTTATTTAAATTATCACCATCTGGCGTTCTTACAGTAGACAGTATTGTTGCTGAAACTGGTATTTCTGTAGCAGGCGGTGATATTGCAGTTGACAACTTAACAGTGGCACAAAGCTTAACAGCAAACAACGCAACAATACAATCACTTACAAGTAATAATATTCGTGGCCAATTCACTGGAGATATTTACCATCCAGCCGGAAACAAAATATTTGAAAACGGTGGCCCAGCTGCAAATGTTCCTGCAACATTTACCGGTAACGTGAATGGTACAGTTAGTTCTTTAACCAACCACAAAACAACTAATCTTACCGAAGGCACTAATCTTTATTTTACAAGACTTAGAGTACGCGAGACGCTTACACAAGGCACTGGTGTTGGAATAACGATCGATCCTAATGATTCTACTAAAACTGTAATTGGTATTGGCCAAGCAGTAAACATAACTTCAAACGTACAGTTTGCTTCAGTTACAGCTTCTGGAAATATTACCGCATATGGAACTGTTTCAGATATTACAACAAAAGAAAATATCAATCCAATTACAAACGCGCTAGATAAAATTTCTCAGCTTGGTGGTTACACCTTTAATTACAAGGGTGATGAAACTCCAATGACTGGTGTTATGGCTCAAGAGTTACAAAAAGTTTTACCTGAAGCGGTTTACGAAACTCAAGATCCAAAAACAAAAGAAACAGTATTTGCAGTCCGACATGGCAACGTAATAGGTTTACTCATTGAAGCCATCAAGGAACTTCAAGAAAAAGTAGGTAAGTAACTTATGCCTATAAAAACTTCTGGGCCTATATCATTACAAGACATCGTCGATGAATTTGGCGGTGTAAAGCCGTATTCAATAGCCGACTACTACCGAGGTGGAAGCTATGTGCCAAATAAGAATGTAAACAGTAATATTGCAGCAGTTGGTTCTGGTGATCCTATTGCCTTTGACGATTTTTATGGCGCAAGCAAAATCATTACTCTTTCTTTCACTGCTTATGGTGGTGGTGGAGCTGGAGGATCAGGATATGAAAACGGAGGATTGAACTCTGGATCATTTGCTGGTGCTGGTAAAATTACCGGAATCATGCTTAAATCTACTTACGATTCTCTAGCTAGTACTCCCGCACCTGCTGACTTTTTAGCAGCAACCACTGGTGGATCTTCTAGTAAAGCTCTTGCAAGTGGAGGTTCAGGAGGAGAAAACGGTGGACATAAACTGGGTGAACCCGGCCTTACAGGTGGAGGTACTGATTTTGGTGCAGGCGGTAATGGTGGCTCTCTTAACAACGCAGCACCTCAACCTGTATGGGGTAGATGGGGAGTTGGCGGCGGCGGCGGTGGCGGCGATGGTGGTAAAGGCGATGATTATTTTATCATTATTCCAGAAGGCGGTGGCGATGATGCTGGCGCCGGTGGCGATGGGGGCTTGGCTGGCGTTAAAACCACAGGCACTATAGATATAGATGTAGAAGTAGAATATGTAGTAGTAATTGGCGGGGGCGGTGCTTCTTCAAGTGCGGGTAACCATAGAGGTGGACGTGGAATGCCAGGTTACTTAGAATTTACAGTTGATACTGACACTGGTACTTTTACATTTAAACCACCAGAAATTACTGCACCGGCTGCCCTCGATTATACTGGAAATAGATTTTTTGGATTTAGAATTACTCGTGGCGGACAAGTAGATACTTTTAGTGTATAATTTAAGGAGCTCGTTGTAATGAATTCAGATGTATTTAAAGGATATTATAAAAGCTTAGACAAAGCTTTAGATATAATTAATATAGAAAAAGTATACGCATTTGTTTTTTGTAGAAGAGAAAATGTGCATACTGTTACTATAGTTTTACATAATCATTCTATTGAAGAACAAAAAATTATTGATCAGCTAGCTGGATTTGAAATACCTAAACATTTGTATTTAACAGCAGATGATAATGAAAACACGGTCGGACTGATCGGTTTAGATTTAACAGAAGAAAACCAAGATTATTTAAGAATATATGTAAGTGATAAAAGTAGTCGTAGAAATATAAACGAAACAAGCTTTCTATATGGCGTTGGTTATTACCTTAATAAAAACGGCGAAGTTTTAGGTAAAAAAGATTACAACGCAAATTTAGAAACTCGTTCTTTAGATATTGACTACTATGATTCTAATAACAATAAAATCAATCATGACGGTGAATCAATCGCTGATCCAGAAAACTATGAAATATGGGGTGGATCAAAAGAACTTTTTGGCGCAGTTAAAAACGCAGGTTTTAAATATAACATAGCATCAAAAAATAAAAAAGATCAAGGTTATTTTCTAGTAGATCCAAACCGCTTCTTCTAGATATTATAAATAATAGAAAAACATACAAGGGTATCTTAGAATGTCAAAGATTTCAGAATTAGGTCCAATTAAAGGAAGTAATACCAGATCAGAGGACCTGTTTGTAATCGTTAACCTTATTCAAGGTGATGACGGTACTAAAAACATCACCAGAAAAGAGTTAGTTCAAGCACTACAATATGAAATCTTTGATAGAATAACGATTACTGGCGGTACTATTACAAACGTTACCATAACTCGATCTCAGATCGATAATAACATTATGGATAACAACGAATTTAACAACGGTGACATCAACGATTCTAATATCTCTGGTGGTACTGCTACTCGCGTTGTTGCAGTTGACATTGAAATGTCAAACTCTGAAATCGTAACATCAGATTTCTCAGATGGTACTGGTAATAATAACGTATTTACAAATACAATTGTAGACTTTGGAGCGCTTGATAACTCAACTGGTAATAACAATATCTTTACCAACTCTACAATTGATGATTCATTCTATAATAACGTTACAATCGATCAAGGTACGGCAAACGGTCTTATCTTAACAAACATCGAGATTGATGAGCTCATCCTTGAAGATGCGTTTATTTCTAACTCTGAGATTGATTCAACAATATTTGCAAACGGTAGCATCGCAGATTCTTCTGTTTCAAATGTAGGAATCACAGATTCTAGTTTTGCGAATGGCGACATACGAGATACCGATTTAGATAACGTTACAATTACAAATTCTAGATTTGCTAACGGGCAAATTTGGAATACCGTAGTTAGTAACTCAGATATTTTCGATACAAATGCTAATAACATTGTAATTACGAATTCCGTATTCAATGACGGCACGGCAAACAATATCCTTATTACAAACTCTGATTTCTCAGATGGCACTGGTAATAATAACGTATTTAGCAACTCAGTTCTTAACACTGCTGAAATTGCTAATGCGTCATTTACTGGTACAATGGATGGCGTTGTTGCTCAAAACATGCAAATTGGTTCTTCATCTTCTGAAGGATTAATCCAAGACAGATCTTCTATTAAAAATTCTGATCTAAGCGAAGTAGCAATTGCTAATTCAACGATAGATGGTTCTTCTCTCGTTGACTTTGACATGGATCTTAAGAAAGTATTTGAGGCTCCAATTGATGAAGACTCATACTTTGCTTTAAAGAACGAGAAAACCGGCGAAACTCAAAGAATGACATATCGTCAGTTGTATGATGAAGTATCTCGTACAACTGAAAAAGCGCTAAAAGTTCACGTTGCTTCTGACGGTAATGACAACTATGATGGTACTATTTTAAGACCGGTTCGTACTCTAAAACGAGCAGGCGAAATTGCTTTAGAAAAAGCTGGTGGCAAATACGACAGAAATGATATTAATAACGCAATTCACATTTCGTGTGGTCCTGGTACTTACTACGTGGATGAACCTGTTCCTTTGCCAGATGATTGTTCATTAACATCTACATCTGGTCAGTATGCTACAGTAATTCAAAAGAAACCAGGTTGGGAAAAAACTAATGGTATCCTAGTTGGTTCTGGTTGCTATGTTCAAGGTTTCTCATATATGAACTTCGAAGTCGACAACTTCGACCAACCTGAAGGTGGTTTTGCTATTGCTTATCGCCCAGGTGCATTAATGAGAAGATCTCCATACATTCGAGATAGCTCACAGCTTTCTAACTTCAATCGTTTGGATGTTGAACCACCGCTAAATCCATTTAACTCAAAAGGCACTATTCTTGACCTTGGCCAAGAGTTGTATTTAGAAGCAGGTCACAGCTTACAAAATCAGTTTGAAGTAGATGACGAAGTTACATTCTCATCTGGTGCATCAGGTTATATCTCTTACATCAATGACATTGATTCAAATAGCCAGATTTACATCCGTAACTTAAAAGGTAACGTAGAAGTTGGAGATATTTTATATGCTCAACGAGGCGGTACAGGTACAGTAGAAAAAATTGGTATCGACGACTTCCCTAACAGACTAGTTGGTCGTGGCGGCGGTTGTCTATTAGCAGACAGAGCGGTACTAGATACTGACTCACTATATACCTACGTACTATGTTTTGGTTTCACACCTCGTACACAAAACGGTACAGGTTACGTTGCTAAGAATGGTGCTGGTGTTAACGGTATCGGTTCACTTTCAATCTTTACTCGCCAAGCTTTCTTTGCACTTGACGGCGGCCAAATGACATTGAACAACTCAGGTTCACAGTTTGGTGACATCTCAATGCGTGCACGTGGTAACACAGTTATTATTAAACCAGCTGAAGCTTCTCGTGATGAAGATGGTAATGGCATAAACCTAATTGCTAACACTGAGTTTGCCGATGTAATAGAAGATAACAAAGAAGAAATCATCGATAGCATGATTGATTACTTGACTTCTAACACGACATCAGGCGGATTGGGTTATCAAGGTTACAATGCTGATAAGTGTTTCCGTGATACAGGTATTATTGTTGATAATACTGGTTATGACTTAGCAACAAATTCTAACTACTGGGGTCGCTTAAACGGTATCACATATCGTTCACCTATCTCATACGTAGTTGTTAACGAACAGCTTACAGAAACTGTTGGTTCTATTGAGCATCTTAAAGAGTCAATGGATCACATTTTCCAAAATACAACGCAAGATGTTAAAGATCGTATTGATGTATCAATTAGCGAAACATTAAATGTTCTTCAAAATGGTGAAGAGTTCGCATCTGATATTATCTTCACTGATACCGGCAACGGATCAGGCGTAGCAGCTCGTGAATTAGTACAAGACAACCGTGAATTCATTATTGAAGAATTCATTGACTGGTTAGACAATAACGAAGATTTCTATGCTTACGATAGCACTAAGTGTAAACGTGACGTAAGAGACTTTATTCTTCCAGCGGTTAAATATGACTCATTACTTGGCACAAACTATAACTCAGTTACAGCCGGTAATGCTTACTACTTTAAAGCAGCTAAAAACGTAATTGGTGCTCAGCGCAATGAAACAATTGCAGCTTACGAAAGATTACGTCAATCAACAGATGCTCTTATTGAATCTGAGTCACCAGCTCTTGCAGTTGACGCTTACGAAAAATTCAATGAAATCATTAACATTCTTAAAATGGAAGGTGATAAGTTTACACCATCCGCAGCAACATATGATCCAGCAACTGGTGATTTTGTAATCACATTGGGTGAGCATGGCCTAACAACTGGCAGATATATTCTTCTTTCACCAGAAGCATTCACATTCACTTGTGATACTGATGGTAATGTACTAGAATTTAAGCACCCAAGAAAATCAGATCCTGCATTTAAATCTGCGTTGCCAATCACATCATCAACATCAACTACTATTACTGTTAATGTTGGTTCAACTGGTTATAAAGGTGTTCATACACTTAAAGCAGTTGCAAATGATGCAGTGATTGTACTTGGATCAGCTATCGAATTTAGCGATGATGCAAACATTCCAGCTAACAACAGAAATGCACGTAAACAACTTCAGTCAAATAAATCATTCATCCAAGATTACATGATGGATTGGGCTGATAACGAGTGGTTCTTCTACGATAGCAAAAAATGCCAGCGTGACATGAAAGATTACATTGTACCAGCAGTTCTTAGAGATATGCAAACTGGTACAAACTTTAACTCAATCCAATCTGGTATTGCTTATCGTCAAGGTATTGCTAAGGTAGCTGTAAGTGAGCAGTTAACTGAAACAATTGGAGCGATTGACTTCTTAAGACAAGATACTGCAAACACAGTAACTGATGCGATTGCAATCCAACGTGTTGATGATGGTTATAACGAAATCATTAACATCGCAAGAAATAATAGCAAAAAGTATACACCAACTGATGCTACATACGATGTAGATACTGGTATCATGGAAGTAACAATTGGTTCTCATGATTTCCAACTTGGTGATACTATTATTATTGAACAAGAAAGCATGACATTCTCTTGCTTAGATGGTGCTGGCGATCCTGTTGAGATTTCTCACCCACGTGCAACTGATCCTGCATTTAACACACCATTAACAATCAGCGGCAAAACAGCTACTACAATTATAGTTAATGTTGGATATGCCGGTGGTTACACAGGTGCTCATACATTTGTAAGTGCTAATGCTAATGCAATTAGAGATGCTGGTATTTACGACGGTAAGTTTACTCCTTCAAATGCGGATTATGATCCAATTAGTGGTGATATGACTCTTACCATTGGACAACACAACTTGCCAGTTGGTAAATGGATTTCAATTGCTGATAATTCAATTACACTATCTTGCCCAACATCAGATGTTGATCCAACACCAATCAATATTTCTCACCCACGTGCAACTGATCCTGCATTTAGACAACCTGTAAGAATTACTGCAGTTACTGCTGATTCTATTACAGTCAACGTTGCAAATGCTAATGGTTACACTGGTGCTCATACATTCGTAAGTGCTAATATTGATTGTATTGATGCAAATGCAATTTACTGGACAGATCCTGCTAAAATTGAATCTTTCCATACTCCAAGTACTGCAACTTACAATCCTGCAAATGGCGAAATGGTTGTTACACTCGGCGCAAATCACGGTTTAACTACCGACGATCATATCGAGTTCAAACCAAACAGTGTTGTATTTAGTTGTGCAAACACAGATACAAGTGTAGTTACTGAAATTTCTTCTCCAAGAATTGGTGAACCAAATTACATGATGCCACTTGAAATTACTGCAGTTGATGCAACAACTATTACAGTTAATCCTGGTGATGCTGGTGGTTATACCGGAACACATACATTTGTAAGTGCTGAAGAAGGATCATTGATCAAGCTTCCAGCAGGTGTGACACGTGAAGGTCGCATTGCGGCAGACAAATTACAAGAAAATAGAACATTCTTACAAGATGAAGTAGATGCTTGGATTAAAGATAACTACTTCGTTTATAATGACAAACTTTGTGCAAGAGACACTGGTCTTATCTTAGATGCAGTTCGTAGAGACATGGCAACTGGATCAAACGTCAACTCAGTATTTGCTGGTTTGGCGTACCGTTCAGGTAACCCATCTACAGAATCAGTAATTGCAAATGAGCTAACTGAAACAGTTGGTGCAATTACATGGCTAAAAGGTAAGATTCAAGGTATTACTTCTGGTACTGGTGAAACAAGAGCAGATGCTGCATTTGATGAAATCATTGATATTATGAATAACGGTGTCGGAAGTGCAGATACTATTACTTTTGGTACATCTTATGTTTCAGCTCATGCGTTACAAGCTCGTCAAGCATTACAAGCTAACAAAGCATTCTTACAAGATGAAGTTACAGCATGGATTGCAGCTAACTACCCATCATTTACATACAACGTAGCAGATTGCGAAAGAGACTTAGGTTACTTTATCGATGCTATTTCTTGGGATGTACAGCATGGTTCAAATGCCGCAACTCTTAAAAATGCAAGACTTTACTTTGATAATGCGGTAGGCGTATTGGCTGAAGCTGAAAAACCAATTACAGCAGCAGCTTACAAACATATTGGTGAGTTGGTTGGTCAAATTGTTAGAGAAGAAGAAATTCAGAATCCTGATCAAGCCGTTACTACTCAAACTTTCAACGCTGCATCTAATGCATTAACACCAACCGACGTTGCTTACAACCCAGTAACCGGTGTAATGACAGTAACAGTTGCTTCTCATACATTAGCAGTTGGCGATTATGTAGTAATTGAAGAAGGTGGTATCACATTAGAATGTGGTTCACCTGCTACTCAGATTTCTCACCCAAGAGCAACTGACCCATACTTCAATACTCCAATTCGTATCGATGCAACAACAGCAACGACATTCACAATGCAAGTTGGTAACGCTGGAACATATACTGAACCACATACATTCGTAAGTGCAGTAGCCAATGCGATTAGACCTTCAGTTGCACCAAATGTTGCTGGCGAAGCAGTTGACTTATTCAATGCAATTGGTAATATTGTACTCGAAGATAACTTTACAGAAACATTCACTAATGCAGGATACGGAACTGGTATTCCTGAAATTAAAGAACCAACACTTGTTGGTACTGGTTACGATACTGCAATTAATGAAATGTACGAAAGAGTTGCTGGTGAAACAGTTAAGTATCAAACAGAAATCATTGACTTTATTCGTGAAGAATACAATGGTCTTGGATTCGATACCGAACTTTGCTACAGAGATACTGGTTTAATTATTGATGCAATCACTGAAGATATGGAATATGGTGGCGATGCTGCTACAGCAAATGCTGCTCAATACTACTTCAAAAATGCAATTAATATCTTACCTTACGAGCAACGAGAGCCAACTAGAATGGCATTCGAACACTTAGCAGATGTCGCTGAAGACGTTGTTCAAGGTACTGCGGTTACACCAACCGCTGGTAACACAACTACTCAGATCACCTCTGGCAACACAGCAACAGCTACTACAGCATTAAGAGCTAAGACACTATTCAATACAGTTTCAGCTACAGTTGATAATAGATTGGTTGTTCCAGGATACGAAGGTTCGCTTGATAAGAGTGTTGGCCAACAAATCCCAGAAGCATTGCCAACAGCTGATGCAGATACAAAACCTGCAATTGAACCAAGCAGAACATTTGCTCGTAAATCATTACAGATGAACAAAGGCTTTATTCAAGATGAAGTTGTTGCATTTATTAATGACAAGTACTTTGTCTATGACGAAGGCAAATGTGAAAGAGACGTTGGCTACATCCTAGATGCAGTTAAACGTGATATTCAAACTGGTTCTGATTACCCAAGTAAATATGCGGGTAGAGCTTATCGTGCAGGTACAGTTGGAACAGATGTTGTAATTAACGAGCAATTAGCTGAAACAATCGAAGGTATTAAATACATTAGAGCTGATGTTGAAGCTAGACTTACTGGAGATGCAAAAACAAGAGCGATTGGTGCATTCGATAATATCATTAATGTTATGAAGAATGGCACAACTGGTCTTACTTATGCAAGCTTTGGTACAGCAAACGTTGGCAACAGCGATAACGCAGCTACTGACGGCTTACAGCTTAACAGAGCATTCTTGGCTGGCGAAGGTAGAGCATACTTCCAGTTATACTACCCAACACTATGGGGGTCATTAACTGCAGCTCAAAGAGATAAGTGTGAAAGAGATATTGGATTCTTAGTTGATGCAGCATCATACGATATTAGACATGGTTCTAATGTTGCAATGAGAGATGTGGCAAGACTTTACTTTGAAGAAGGTAACTCAGTTTTACCAGCTGATCAAAGAACAGAAACAGCAGCAGTATTTAGCCACGTGGCGACAATTGCTGAAAGAGTTGTTCTTAAGCAAGTAGTTACTCCTACTGCCGGTAATACACAAACACAAACTGTTGTAGGATTCGGTAACGTAGTTGCGGCAACAGGCCAAGAAGTACAAGATCTTATTAACATCGTAACAACTATTATTACTGAAAATTCATTAATCAATATGCCAGCAGCCCAAGAAGCTAATACTTCAGATCCAGCTGCAACCGGTTATGATTATGAGACTGATGTAGCAATAGTTGAAGGACGCAAAGCTACGCTAGCTGCAGGTATTAACAAATATCTTCAAGATAAGTTTGATTACCTTGAGTATAACTCAGTTAAATGCCGCAGAGATGTTGGCTACATGGTTGATGCAATTTCCCACGATATCCAATATGGTGGTAATGCGGCGATGTGGAATTCAGCTCAAATCTACTTTGTTAACATGACCAACTTGTTACCATTGGATCAAAGAGATGCAACAAGAGAAGCATTCACTAGAATGTCTGAAGTAATCCACGACGTTATTCGTAACGAAGCGGTTACAGCATCTCCTGCTAATTCATCAGTACAAGACATGTCAAACCTAACAGCAAGAAGAGCTATTGCCATGGAAGCTAAAGAGCTTGGCATGATGGTTGCGAATATTGCTGACGATAACAATCCTGATAACTTACCATCTAGAGTTGAACCACACACGGCTTGGATGCCAGCGATGGTTAAAGATCAAAAAGATCTAGTTGACAACGAGCTTGAAACTCTCGTAACAAACATGATTAACTTTATCTCTTCTGAATACAAAGGTATCAGCTATCCTAAAGAGAAATGTCGCAGAGATGTTGGTATTATTGTTGATGCACTATCACACGACGTTCAATACGAAACAAACTATGCAACAAGACTTTGTGCAAATATGTACTTCGATAATGCAACAAGCGTATTACCATTTGATCAAAGAACTCAAACAGCTGACTTCTACGTTACAATGGCTAATCTTGTTGATAACGTCGTACAAGAACTTGCAGTTGGCCAAGATTCATCTGGAACTCCAGCAACATCTGTTGAAGGTGAATGGGTTGCAGACATGGTACGTGTTATTGAAGAAGCAATCCGTAGAGATAGCTTAGATGCAATGCCTGCTCTTATTGAGCCAAATACATCTTGGGTTGCTGCAGACAAATTAGCAGCTGCTGAAGAAATTGATTCTAACTTAAACGATCTTGCTGATGATGTTACTGACTTTATTGCAGATAACTTCACAATCGTAGATTACAGCAAAGCGAAATGTCGTAGAGATTCAGGTTATATCCTGGATGCGATGAGCTGGGACTTGAACTACGGTGGTAACTTAGCATCACGTTGGAATGCAGACTTCTACTTCTGGAATAACGAATTACGTATTCCTGAAAATACAAGAGAAGCAACTGCTCAATCTTACCGCAAGTTGGGTGATATCGTAAGTAAAGTTGTAGCAGGTAAATATCCTGGCCAAGCAATGAGACCAGAAGTTGGTGCTGAAGAACAAGTAACACAAGCTTACGATCTTGGCTTGATCTTCTACAATGCACTATTCTTTAACTCACCTAAGTATCTTGGTCCAACAATTGAACCAGACTTTGCATGGGAAGAAACTCAAAAGTTCAAATTTGCTAAAGATATTCTTGATAATAATAGAACTAAGCTACAACGCGAAGTTCAAAGATTTATTACTTCAGAATACAAGTTTATCGACTTACCTAAAACTTACCGTGATGCCGGCAACTTACTTAAAATCCTTGCAAACGACTTTAGGTTTATTGATCCAGCTCTTGGGTTTGAAGGTTCGGATAAAGCTACAAGATCTTTTGTTGGTGCATTGTTTAACATTGATGCACAGCATGTATTCCCAGTATTCAATCCACCGGCTGCATTTGCTAACTGGCGTAACCTGAAATTTAAAGGTACTGTTGCAAATGGAACAGATAGAGATGCTCTAGAAGGTATGAAACGCTGGGATGCTTATATCATTCCAACAAATAATAGTGGTAATCGTTATGAAGGTGAAATCTGGTATTGGACAGGCGCAGCTTGGGCCTCAGCAGGAAATAACAACACTGATTTGTTAGATTCCTTCGTTGGAGCTTGGGAGCACATGCGAGACTATATAAATAACAATGTCGCAGTAACAATACCACAGAGAACAATGATAACTGAATTAATTGATAACGTACTAATTGATAGTGTAATTAGACCTAACTTCCTAGTATTTGGATCGTTGGTCGAATCTATCGCTCACCAGTTCAACGGTGCATCGGCAGGTGTTAACAGAAACGCCTTGCCATTGAACTTTAGAAACGTGGGTGCTGCAATTGGTGCTAATGCTTCGGTCCTATCAGAAAATGGTGGACGAATCAGATGGTCAGGTTCAGACGAATTAAATAACCAGTACTTCGCAAGAGGTCTAAGAATTAACGGTAGAACAGGTCGTATCGAAGGTAGACCATTTACTTCATCCGTAAGAAAACTTGCTAGAAGAGCATCTAACAGTAGGGCATCACTATAATGGCAAATACAGTAATTACAACAGTCAAAACGTCTCAGGCACCGGACGCCAAACCGGTTGCCCGATCATTCACCTTGACGACTAATTGGCAAACTATGATCGAGGTTCCTAACTATGAAGTTCCGGAACTTGTATTTGGTGGATCTAGTGTAGTCGAACCAGGCGTTGGAGAAGTTATTTCTCCTTTAATGCTTTGTAACTTTACAGCAAACACTGTAGCAGTTGACGTTAGAACTCATAGGTACGAAGTTAATGATGAATTTTGGATTGTAAGAAATCTTCAAATTCCATCATACGACACCGTTCCTCTTCCTCTCAATGGACAGTTCTTTAAATCGGGTGACTTGTTAGAAATTAAAGCTGATGCAGATTTTTCTGTTGATGCTACATTATCATTCACGCTTGGACAGTCTGAAGAGGATGATGTATAATGGCTTTTAGATCTCTAGCTGGCAGTAAAATTATTGGCCAGGGTACTCCACAACAAGTACCTATTCAATTAGATCCAGCACCGTATAAAGGTGCAATTGCTTATGGCACTGACGGCCGAGTATATGTCTCTGATGGCACTGCTTGGAGCGATGTAGGATCTGGTGCAACCGGTTCACAGGGTACTCAAGGTGTTCAAGGCAACCAAGGTGTACAAGGTACTTACGGTCCTGGATTTGATGTTATTGGCTCTGTCGCTGATGTTGATGCAGGTGGAGATCCACAAGCTACTCTTAATACAGCTTTTCCAAGTGTTACTACTGGTCAAGGTGCTATTGACGAAACAGATGACGAGCTTTGGGTTTATAACGGCACAACTTGGGTAAACGTTGGATCCTTTAGAGGTGTTCAAGGTTTCCAAGGTGTTCAAGGTAACCAAGGAACGCAAGGCGTTGTTGGTGAAACTGGTATTCAAGGTTCTCGTGGTTTCCGTGGTAACCAAGGTATTCAAGGTGTACAAGGTACAATTGGCATACAAGGTAATCAGGGTATTCAAGGTTTCCAAGGTGTACAAGGCATCCAAGGTATGCAATCTGTACAGGGTATCCAAGGCTTGCAAGGTGTGCAAGGTATCCAAGGTATTCAAGGCATGCAAGCCGCTCAGGGTATTCAAGGTGTGCAAGGTGATGTTGGTTTTCAAGGCTTCAACGGTGATGACGCTGGTTCCGTAGTAGAATACAGACTGTTAAACAATGTGGCGGACGCAGATCCTACTCAAGGTAATATGTTCTTTAATGCTGCAGCTGCTCAAACTGATGACTTTACTACTGTTACAAAGATTTGGATAGACAACGAAGCATTTTATGGCGTAGATCTACAAAACTTATTTGATGCAATTGATGCATCTTCTTCTACAAATAAAGCATACATGAAAGTCACTCAACGTGGCTCTCCTCAAAATTACGTAATTTTTGCAGTAACTGAAGTAACAGATAAAACAGGATACAGAGAATTAGATGTTGCATTTGTTTCTGGTGCTGCAATCAAATCAGATTTTTGCGAAGAAGCAACGCCTGGAACATTTACTTCTTACCCGCTATTAGTAGATTTTAATATTGCTGGTGATAGAGGTTTCCAAGGTGTTCAAGGTTTCCAAGGGACTACTGGTTTCCAAGGTATGCAAGGTACTCAAGGCCATCAAGGTATTCAAGGTATTCAGGGCAACCAAGGAATTCAAGGAATTCAAGGTGATACCGGTGTTCAAGGCTTTATTGGCTACAGCGGTGGCCTAACATTCAACTTTACATATAATCCTTCTACTACTGAAGGTTTCCCAGGATTAAATGGTTGGTTGCTTAACAGTAACGATGTTACATCAGCAACTAGACTTTACATTGACGATTTAACAGAAACAGGTCGTCGAGTTGATGAGCTTTTTGATTTCTTAGATAGCCGTTTAAGTAATCCAAAAGGACAAATTTTCCTTAGGACTTTAAAAGATACAAGTAGTGACGATTACGAATTCCTTATATACAACGTAAGTGATTGGACATGGAGTCCAACAGGAACTGGTAGAGACTGGGGCCATTTTGATATCACTTATGTTGCAAGTTCTACGTTAGGCGGAACAGATGCTCTTCCAGGATCAAGCTGGACATCGGGTGCTGTACCTACATTTGGAACTACGACTGTTGTTGACTTTATTCCTTCGGGCGAAAAAGGTGCGCAAGGTATTCAAGGCTTCCAAGGTACTCAGGGTTTCCAAGGTGTACAAGGTATCCAAGGCGATGTTGGTACACAGGGTATTCAAGGCTTCCAAGGAGCACAAGGTACTCAGGGTGTTCAAGGTGATGTTGGTGTACAAGGTTTCCAAGGAACAACTGGTTTCCAAGGTACTCAAGGTTTCCAAGGCGTACAGGGTGCAATTGGTCACTATGGTGGATTAACATATGAGTGGGAATTCTTAAACGATCAATCACCTGGATCTGATCCTGGCTTAAGTAAATGGAAACTTAATAACGCAGATATCAGAAGTGCTACACTATTAACTATTGACGATGTACCTCTTAACAACTTTAACTCAGGTGTTGATGAAGTATTCCAATGGTTAGATGCAATTCCTGGTGGATCTGGTTCTAAAGGCCTTATTGTTATTGAGAGCTTTGACGATGGTTTTGGTCCTGGTGGCCACCACCAAGTTGTTTACGAATTTACTGATGTTACCTCTTATGGTGATGATTGGTACTCATTTGCAATCCAATACGTAGGCCAGTATGGTGTAACATCATTTAATTGGCAAACAAGTGTTATTGGAACTGGACACCCAGCTAAATCTCTTATTAACTTTGTTCCAAGAGGTGATGCAGGTACTCAAGGTGCACAGGGCTTCCAAGGTATTCAAGGTGACTTTGGACCGCAAGGCATCCAAGGTATGCAATCTGTACAAGGTATCCAAGGTAATCAGGGTATTCAAGGAGTTCAAGGTACAGAAGGTGCTCGTGACTTTAATGTTACTAACCTCTCATCAATTGCTTATGTAATCGATGGAAACAACAATCCTGACTTAAATCTCCTAAAAGGATTTACTTATAGATTTATTGTAAATGCTCCGGGGCATCCTTTCTATATTAAAACAAATCCTTCAACTGGTACAGCTGACCAATATAATACTGGTGTTACAAACAACGGTGTGGATGTTGGAACGATTACATTTAGAGTTCCAGGCGATGCTCCAGATACTCTTTATTACCAGTGTTCAATTCATTCAGGAATGGGTGGTGAACTTCGTACTAGTGAATTAGGTCCTCAAGGTGTCCAAGGTATCCAAGGCTTCCAAGGTACGGATGGTCTACAAGGTGATGCCGGTCTACAAGGTAGCGATGGTGCTGGTTCACAAGGTATTCAAGGTTTCCAAGGTGACTTTGGTTTCCAAGGTACTCAAGGTTTCCCAGGTCCTATTGGTCCACAAGGAATTCAAGGTACTGATGGTCTACAAGGTGGTCCTGGCTTCCAAGGTTCAACAGGTGGATTTGGCGGTGTAACATTTGATTATACTCACAGCACAAATACAGTTTCTTCAGATCCTGGTGTTGGCTACCTTAAGTTTAATAGCTCAAACTTGCCATCTGCTACTGAAATGTACATGGACGACCGTGATGATAACTTTACAGATATCCAGCCATTCCTAAGAACAGTTGATGATTCTACTAGCCCAATTAAAGGTCACTATAAAGTATCTGAAAAGAATACACCTTCTAATTTTGCTATCTTTACAATATCATCTTTAGCTGAAAACTCAGGCTACTTCACTATTGTATCAGCATTCGTAAGCGGATCAGTATCTGGTTTTGCTAATGATGCTGACGTTATTATTACTTTTGCTAGAACTGGTGATGTTGGTCCATCTGGTCCTCAAGGTGTTCAAGGTTTTGAAGGCTTCCAAGGTCCTGGTGGTATCCAAGGTGGCGGTGGCGGCCAAGGTGTTCAAGGTAACCAAGGCACAAGCATTCAAGGTTTACAGGGCTTCCAAGGTTCTGCGGGTTTTGTTGGTGGTGATGGTACTCAAGGTACACAAGGTACACAGGGTATTCAAGGCCGAAGTATCCAAGGTGCCGAAGGTGCTGACGGTGAAGGCATCCAAGGTGTTCAAGGTATCCAAGGTAGAGACGGCGTAGGTGCACAAGGTATACAAGGTGAATCTGGTGCGCAAGGTATTGCTGGTATTGGTGCTACGGGTATCCAAGGTTTCCAAGGTCTACAAGGTGTAGCAAACCAAGGTGTTCAAGGTAACCAAGGTACTACAGGTCCTGCTGGATTTGGTAATCAAGGTACACAAGGTTTCCAAGGTTCGCAAGGTACTACGGGTGAAATTGGTTCGCAGGGTGTTCAAGGTCTTCCGGGTCAAGGTACATCTGGTATTCAAGGTATCCAAGGTCTTGACGGCGACGAGGGTGCCCAAGGTGGACAGGGTACTAGCGGTACTGGTAACCAAGGTACCCAAGGTTTCCAAGGTGCTGCGGGTATCGGTGCTGATGGTATTCAAGGTAACGACGGTAACCAAGGTGTTCAAGGTACCATTGGTGAATCGGGTGTTGGCGGTACTCAAGGTGTTCAAGGTTTCTTTGGTATTCAAGGCTTTCAAGGTACTGACGGTGGATTAGGTGAAACTGGTGGCCAAGGTGCTCAAGGTATCCAGGGTGGCCCAGGCTTCCAAGGACCCGAAGGTACTGGTACACAAGGTTTACAAGGTACTCAAGGTTTCCAAGGTGGTCTTGGTGTTCAAGGTTTCCCAGGCCAAGGTACACAAGGTATTCAAGGTACTCAAGCTGCACAGGGTGTTCAAGGTGAACGTGGTTTCCAAGGTACGCAGGGTATGCAAGGCTTTGGACCAGAAGGTGGTGTTAAAAACCTCCAGAACGTACACGAATCTCCATTGCAAGACACTGCACTGTTTATTCCATTCTTTGAAGGTGGCCAAGAATATCGTCCGCTACTTGCTACATTGGGTCCAAACCCAGGCGGCGAATCTAACTTCTTCTACACCAACGATGCTGACGAACTTACAGTTGAGAACATTCAAGTTGAAGGTAATATTAATGTCGTAGGAACAGTATCTGCTTTCTCCTTTGCACAAAGCGGTACAGATCCTTTCCACTTTAATACAGACCAACCGGTTACATTAGGTGGTACAAATGCAGCTCCATTCTCTAAGATTGAATATAACTCAACTCAAAATGCGTTGGTTATGCAAGGATACGGAGCTAACTTAGCAGCAATTGAATTTAGATCCCCAACTGCGACTAGATTTGATTTTGATATGGTTACTGGCGAGTTTACTGCAGCGGGTGACATTGCAGCTAACTCAGATAGAAGATTGAAGGAAAATATCGAAACAATTCCTAATGCTCTAGATAAAGTTGCATCTATGAGAGGCGTATACTTTGATATGAAAGCTGATCCAGGTGTTAGAAAAACAGGTCTTATTGCTCAAGAAGTTGAAGAAGTCTTACCTGAAGTTGTTAAGACTGAATCTGATGGTGAGCAAATTAAGAGCGTTGCATACGGAAACATTGTTGGTCTATTAGTTGAAGCTATCAAGGAGCTAAAAGATCAAGTTGATGACCTGAAGGGTCGATAAAATTGACGTCAATGAATCTAATAAAGGGGGCTTTTGCCCCCTTTTTGCGGTGTTCTTCTATTATAAATAAAGAAAAAAGAGATTTAAAATGAGTTCTCAATTAAATATTTACATAGATCAAGGTACTGATTTTAGACTTACAGTCGAGTTGTTTGATGACAACGACTTAGACTTGCCTATCGCTAACTATAGTTTTTATGGCGATGTTAAAAAGCTGTATTCTGAAAAAAGAACAGCCGAATTTGAATTTGAAAAATCTGAAAATGATATAACATTAGTTATGGATGCTGATACTACAGCACAACTTAAGCCTGGAAAATACCAATATGACGTGATAATGAAAAAACCAACTGGAGAACTATCAAAGATTCTTAATGGAGTCGCGTTCGTTATTTCGACTATCACGGAGGTATAAGGGTGTCAGTTAAAGTAAAAGTAGGCCAAACTAGAAATGTCAGACTAGTTGCTACAGGCGAAAAAAGACCTTCTATTGTTCCTGATTCTATTGCCTTAGGTTCTGATACTACTGGCGAATACGTTCGTGCAATTGACGCTGGCGCTGGCATTGTAGTAACTCCAGAGTCTGATACGGAATCTGCTAATCTAGTAATTAGTCATGCATTTACAACATCAGAAGTAAGCAGTAACAACGGTGTTTTAGAGTTTGTACAAAATGCTTCTATAGACCAGTTTGGTCATATAACTGCACTTTCTTCTACCAGCCTTGACGCAAATAATTTCGTATCTACAAACTACATTATATCATCAAAAGATATTACTCTTGGTTCTACTCCTGTTACACTAGGTGAAACCATTGGAGAAATAAGAGGATTAGATCTTGTTGAGATTGGTGGTTTTACAATATCTGACGATGAGATTTCTTCTGACGCAAATACTGTTTTATTTACAACAACAGCTCCACTTGGTGTATTCGACTTTGGTACAAGACGTATTGTTAATGTTGATAACCCAGTTGACGATAAAGATGTAGTAAATAAAAGATATTTAGAATTTGAATTAGATCGTGTTGAAACTACTATTAAAGTTTTCGACGATCCAATTCTAGAAACAGATGCTGCAAACAAAAAATATGTTGATAACATAGCAAAAGGTTTACGTGTTAGACCGTCAGCTCTTGCAGCAACAACTGCAGATCTTGGTGGTTCTTATGACTCTGGCAACTCTTCTTTTGATGCAACTATTACACTTCCTCCAGTAAATGTTTTATATATTGATGACGTTACGTCTTGGAGTATTGGTGATAACCTAGTAGTTAAAGACCAAACAAACCCGTTAGAAAATGGTTCATATGATCTTATTCAAACTGGTAGCGCTAATACTGAATGGGTTTTCCAAAGAACATCTTGGTCAAACGAAAGCGATGAACTTCCTGGCTCTTATGAATTTATTACAGATGGTACCGAGAATGGTGGTACTGGTTGGGTAGTTACAGTTAATGATGCATCCACATTTAATCTTGGTGTTGATGCTATTAACTGGGTTCAATTCCAAGGTGAAGGAACTTACAACGCAGGCCGTGGCTTAACACTTAATGGAACAACTTTCCAAGTAGATAAAACTCAAGATATTGAAGTTATATCTGGTACTGGAGCGATTAAGCTTCCTGTTGGTAACACAATTCAAAGACCTACTGAACAAACCGGTATGGTTCGCTTTAATGCTGAAGATGGACAGTTTGAAGGTTACG